GGTCACTGCCGGTGGGGCGGTCCAGGGGATGATGATCAAGGTCAAGTTCAGTGGAGTCACAGTGAGCACTGCCATCACGGCAAAGCTCCAGACGGCTATCGGCTCCGACTGGGTCGACAATAAGACTGCTTCTGTAGCTGGTAACGGAGCTGTGTACATCAAGCTTCTGGCAACTGATTCCAGTGACTGGACCTACATGCCGCTTCTCAATAGGGGCCGTATCGTCCTCACGACTGGTTCAGGAGATGCTGCAACTGTCGTTTCCTGTGAAGTCCTCCAGCCCCTCTGATCTCCCATGTCGTCGTCAGACAGTCAGAAGCTAGTAGCTGCTGCCCTCCGCCGTCTCGATATCCTCCGACGGCGAGAGGCCTTCGACCCTTCCAATCTAGAGTCGAAGCCCACAGCGAAGCAGCAGGAAGTCTTCGACGATTTCTCGAACATCAAGCAGCAGTGGATTAGGGCCGGTAACCAGTCGGGAAAGAGCCAGACCTGTGCTCGCATCGTCACCTGGGTACTGACCGATACACATCCTGTCTGGGGACGTCCGGAAACCTGGGGAGAAGAGCCCCTCCTGATCATCGTGGCAGGCCGTACCGGTAAGCAGATCGAGGACTCGCTCCTCCCGAAGATCCGCTCCTTCCTAGAGCCTGGGACCTACAAGGAGGTCCGGATCGGGAATATCATACAGCGGCTAGAGCTAACCAACGGGAATCGGGTAGTCTTCCAGTCTCTGGAAAACCCGAACATAGCCCGTGAGAGGCTCATGTCGTACGTGGCCCACCTCGTGTGGATCGACGAGCTGCCACCGACCATCGAGCTAGTCCGAGAACTTCTCGTTCGGGTACAGGCCCGCAATGGCTACTTCCTAGCCTCCTTCACTCCGACTGTCGTGAGTGCGGAGATCCAGAGATACGTAGACTCCCTCTCGGAACCCGAGGGTAAGGTCTACCGTTTCCACATGCTAGACAACCCGCTCTACGGCGATGCACAGCGTAAGGCAGAACTCCTAGCCCGATATTCGCAGCTTCCGGATCATGTGCAGAAGGCGATCTTCGAGGGCGAGTGGATGTCCTCGGATGACCAGGTCTACTACTTCCACTATGCGCAGATGGTGCGCATGCCCGACAACTACTCTCCCCTGTGGAGGCACGTCGAAGCTGTAGACCCAGCTCTCAAATCGGCCCTCGGTCTGACTGTCTGGGCAGAGGACCCCGCCAGCGGGCAATGGTACTGCATCCATGCAGAGAAGGTACGGGGCATCTACGTTCCGACAGAACTCGTGCAAGCAATCCGGGAGAAGACCTCCCGCTACAATATCGTACGCCGTATCTCGGATCCCCACGAGGTCTGGTACATCCAGACCGCAGCATCCATGGGCCTCTCCTATATAGGGGTACATCGGAAGAGCGAGCGCAAGGCAGAGCTGATCAAGCAGCTCCAGGAGAAGATGGGTAAGCAGGTATTCGTTGCCCCCCACTGCGAGCAGCTCATCGAGGAATTCCAGGAGTGCCGCTGGAGTAATCAGGCAGAGGGAAAGATAGTCAACGCTAGTTCATACCATCTCCTCGATTCTGCCCAGTATTTCTGCGACAATATCCCGAAGGCAGAGAAGCGAATCCAGGCCAGCTCCTGGCAGGACTGGCTGTGGAAGGCCAACGAGGAACGCAAGCAGTCTGTCGAGAAGGCCCGCTCGAAGTCCGAGAAGAGGCGCATACGTATCCAACGGAAGAGGCACGTCTCGTGATTGCTGCTGCTATTCTCTATCTACTGACAATTCTCATTCCTATCAATGGGATACTCTACATGGGTATCCGTCAGGAACGTCTACGTAACCGTCGTATTCTTCTGGAGCAATGGCGTCTGGGAAGAAGGAGACCATAAGTCATGGGTTCTATTCGTGTAATGCTGGATATCGGCATGCCCGCAGAGCGGGCTCCAGTGCCGCAGCAACCGGAGGTCGCACCTATGTCCGTGGAAGATCGGGTCAGGGATGCTCTCGACTGTATAGACAGTGGACACAACTCGAACGTCGAATGGGTCATGATAAATAGATTGTACAAGAATCTAGTCCAGAAACGTGGTAAGAATAAGAGAATAGACAATCTCCTAGCAATGATCGAACCTGTGATGGCTAAGTATGGCTACCACAAGGTCTCCTCGGAAGGGTGAGCGAGATGGAAACCGGTATCAGAGCACATGCCTGGTCGGACGCTGAGACGAAGAAGAAGGTCTCGGAGATGTTCCGCTATGCGGAAGAGGCCCGGATATACCAGGAAGAAAAGTGGATCCGCAACGAAAAGTCGGTCTATTCCACTAATTCCACACAGAACATGAGCTATCTCCAGACCTCTCTGGAGTCCAACTTCAATATCGGCCTTCCCGGAATCGACGGCTCGAATGCCGACGTGAACATTGCCTACACGTTCAAGAATTTCCGCTTCATCCACGCACAGATGAGCAGTAACCCCCCGTCTGTGGTGATGCGGCCGACTACTTCCGACCAGGAAGACCACAGGAAGGCTGAGGCTGCAGACAAGATTGTTCGCTATTCCATCCGTCACTATAATATGCAAGAGAAGATCGATCAGCTCTCACTGATGACTCTCCTCTACGGTACTGGCGTTATCAAGACGATCTGGGATGCAGGTAAGGGCGACATCATCCGCCACGAGGAGAAGACCGGTGAGGTCATTCTCGAAGGCGACATCGCTGTAGAGACCCCCTTCATCTGGAATCTCTATCTCGACCCGGATGCGAAGAGTGCGGATACCGTCCGCAAGATAATCGAGCGGGTCTACATCGACTACGAGGAAGCGTGTCTGCGCTGGCCTACCAAGCAGGATCTACTGAAGAAGGCCCGTATCGAGAGAAAGACCACGCCTGCTACCCGTGGCCGGGCTACGCAGCTCCAGGATGATCACTACAATTGCGTCGAACTCCTGGAGTACTGGGAAACTGGCCTTCCCACTAACGGATATCTAGGCCGCTACTGCATCACCACGGTCGACGGTGACGTGGTCGAGCCCTGTAGGCCCTCTCCCTTCCGCTTCCGTGGTGCCGGAGCCATCGCTCGCATCGAGGCAATGGACCTTCCCGATGAGGTGAAGGAGCGGATGATCGAGCGCCTCCCGGAGAGAGCGCAACTTCCCTATCATATTCTTACAGATATCGATGTTCCGAACATGGTCTGGGGCCGTTCCTTCGTGGAGTATGCTGCGCAGCTCCAGGAAAACCTCAATAGGCTCGACTCTGCGACGATGGATAACGTCCAGGCACACGGAGTTGCGAGACTGGTCATTCCAGAGAGTGCGGACATCGCTGACGACGGACTATCCAACTCTCCGTGGGATGTTACGAAGATCAGCGGCAATCAGCCGCCCTACTTCATGCAACCCCCGCAGCTCATGCCAGACATGACAGCGCTGCGTACCAACCACGTCAATGGGATCAATGATGTTTCTGGTGTGAATGAGTCCATGTTCGGACAGCAGAGCCGGGAACAGGCCATGGCAGCGATGCAGTTCGCTACCAACCAGGGAAACATGATCCGCCGGAGGCTCTTCAATAAGTATGTACTTGTGGTGGAATCTATATATCGGGGCATTCTCAACCTCGTTCGGAAGCATTGGACGACTACCCGAACCATCCACGTCATCGGTAAGGAGAAAGCGCTGGAGGCTATCGATATTCGGGGTACGGATATTGATGGGGGTTATGATGTGGTAGGCGAGTATGGCGTTTCCCTCTCTCTCGACCCGATGACACGCCGGCAGGAGATCATTACCCTCCAGCCGATGTTCGAGAAGGCGGGGGTTCCTGCCCGTACCTCCATGAAGCTCATGAAGCTCAATGAGCTGGAGGGGATGTACGACGAGCTCGACCTGGCGGACACCCGTCAGAAGGAGATCTTCGATGCCATGGTGGCTACAGGCCTCTACATTCCGCCGAAGAAGTACCGTGACCACGAGAATATGATCGCCTTCGCTATGCGCTACTTCATGACTCAGGAATTCGAGTCCCTGCCTGACGAGATGCAGGCCTTGTGCGAGCGCCATATCGAGGAGAGAGCGCAGCTGGCAGCCTCGGAGAAGGCCGGAACTGCCCAGGCAGCTCCTGTTCCCCAGCCAGAAGCAGGCCCAGTCACCCCCGGAGCCCCCGATACGGGTATCCCGCCAGCACCAGGAGTAGTAGCGTGATTAGCAGAGCCGAAGTCCTCATGGGACGGGATTCAGAGTACCCACTAACCCCAGAGTTAGAGGCCAACCTAGTACGTCTTCTGGCCTCCCTCAATAGGTTCCGTACGATCTACGGGAAGCCTATGTTCGTAACCTCGGGATATCGTCCAGGGAAGTACAATACGAAGGCAGGCGGAGCCCCCCATTCTGCACATCTCACGTGCGAAGCATGCGATTTTGCTGACGGAGAGGGAAAGCTGGCGGATTACTGTATTCGCAACCTGTCCCTCCTAGAGAAGTGTGGCCTCTGGATGGAATCTCCAGCGAAGACAAAGGGATGGGTACACCTCCAGATCCGCCCTGTTCCAGGCAAGCGTGTATTCGAGCCGTAATTGCAATCCCGATGTAAAAAGCATTGACAATAATGCTTGACTGTGGTAGTTTCGTAATATAGACTCATTCTATCTATCCTTCCCACCTATATCCGAGCATAGTGCCAGACTAGGCCGGGCGGGAGTGTGCCTATTCCGACACAGATCGGAACGGCGATACGGAGTGAGTGTATATGTCAGATACCCCGAAGAGTTCTACGCAGTTGGTTGCAGAGTTTCTGTCGAACGCTAGCGGAAGTAGTGATGGACCAGCTACGGCTGGAGTGGGCGGCACAGCCCGAGTCGACGACGGTGCGGAATCCGTACAGTCCCAGGAGTCCACTACGGAGGATCTCCTGCCCAGAGATGACGGTGAGGACACTCCCGCAGACTCATCTGGAGAAGACACTGCCGAGGCCAAGGCAGAGTCAGGCAAACCCCAGAAGACATCTGCCCAGAAGGAAGTAATCACTGTATCGGATGAGAAGGGACGTCGGAAGGTAGAAGTCGACTGGAATAACCGAGACCAGTTGCGCAAGTATGTCCAGATGGCGCATGGTGCTCGGAAATGGCAGGCAGAGCGAGACTCGGCCCGTACAGAAGTTGCCAAGGTGGCGGGAGAAAAGGAAGAACTCCAGAAGAACTGGAACGTCCTGGAATCCGCCTATCAGAAGCAAGGGATTGCGGGTGTAATCGATCTGCTAGAGGGTAAGCCGGGTGCTCATAAGGAGTGGGAAAAGAAGGCTATCGAGAGAGCTCGTTTCCTCGAAGACGCCACTCCGGAACAACTAGAGGCATTCCGTGCAAAAGAGGCAGCTGAACAACTTCGCAGGGAAACTGCTCAGATCCGCAAGGAGAATGAGGAGTTCCGTAAGAAGATCTCGGAAGAGAAAGACACAGCTGACCTCCGTAGTCTGGAGAGCAAGCTCCATCCTGTGTTCGATCGGTATCGCTTCGCTGACAAGCTGGGTGATTCTAATGACGAGCACATGTTCGATGAGATGCTCTGGAACTCCGCCCTCAGACGACTAGAGCCATATGAGGAGAAGGGTCTCCCGATCTCACCCGAGCTAATCGAACGGGAATTCCGTGCAGTGGCTAGCGCAATCCGTAAGCGCATCGGCTCTCAAGCTGAGAAGAAGGCTAGTAAGGCCATCGATCAGAAGAAGCAGGAAGCCACAGAGAATGCTCAGGCACAGGTTCGGAGTGGATATAAGCAGAGTGGTGGTGCAGCGAAGGAAGCTCGTGACCTCATCGACGGTCGCAACCTGACCGGCCTCCTCTCTAACTGGAAGAAGTACGGTTCTCTCTTCAACAAGTGACACAACAACCACAAGGTAAGTAGGCGATGACATTTAACAATATCGACAATCTAAACTTAGGCAACCTCCTCCAGATCGTGTTCTCGAACGGCGTTCGGAACCAGATCTCCCAGGATTTCCGTGACTTCGAGATGATCAAGCGGGCGAAGGTCTCCAGCTCGGTCGCTCGTGAGCTGCGCTTCATGCTCCAGCGCTCGTTCGGCCCGTCGGCCATCCAGTACCGTGACCCTGGCACCTCGGGCCGCAGCTTTCCGGATGCTCGCCAGGCGACTGTCAGTGAGTACACGGCGAAGTTCAAGGAAATCAATGCCACGATCGAACTCGAATACAACCTCTGGGACCGTGCTCGCAAGAGCCCGGAGAAGTATGCCGAGCCGCTCGCTCTCGAAATCGACAGCAAGGCGAGCGCCAGCAAGCGCCGTATCGCTGCCGACCTCTACGGAGACGGAACAGGCGTGGTCGGTACGGTTGCCTCGGCAGCTGTCACCAGCCCGGCGAGTGACACTCTGGTGTTCACTCTGTCCACCTCGAACTCGGCTCGTGGCCATGTCGGCATGTTCGAATACGGCGACATCCTGGTCCTCAAGGCGACTGCCGGCGGCACGTCGGCTCTCGATACCAACCTCGGTACCGAGCCGGCCTACTGGATGGTCACTGCGAAGGACCGCAGTGCGGGTACGGTCACCCTCCAGGGTCTCAATAGCTCGCTGGCCTCTGCCGGCACGATGAGCTCGATCTCGGTCCAGCCGACTGCGGGCGACGTGTTCTACCGCTATGGCCAACCGACGATCCCGAACCTGGGCTCGATCTCGGACTACGGTACGGCGACGGAAGTCATGGCCGGCCTCGAATCCCTGGCCGCTGGCGACAGCCGTGTGGTCCACGGTATCACGATGACTGGTGCTCTCTCGGGCAGCCGTACGGACGCTGGTGCGAACCCGATCGATGTCAAGTACATCCAGAAGGCAATGGATCAGGTGAAGGTCAACGTTGGCCAGGATCGCTACTCCTGGAAGATGATGACCATGGCGCCGGAAACCCAGGCTTCGCTCATCGAGAGCCGTGAAACGGATCGCCGTTTCCAGACTGTCGAAGACAACAAGCGTGGTGTGAAGGTCTTCGCCTACGTCCATGGCAATGACACCCTCGAATGCTACACGTCGGAATACGTTCCGCCGAAGCGTCTCTACATCCTTCCGGAAACGAAGGCTGGCGAGAAGGTTCTCGAATTCCACGGTTCGGACTTCGAGACCGTCAAGGCGCAAGGCATGGGTGACTTCCACCTGAAGCCGGCGAGCTCGGGCGGCTACGTGAACACGGTTGTCAGCTACCTGCAGGCAATCGGCGTGATCGTGTGCAAGCACCCGGCAGCCATCGCTGTGGTCGAGAACTTCACTAATAGCTAATTCGTAGTCCATGCTGGTGTCACCTACCAGACGGTAGCCTCCAAGGCGAAACCCGGGCGTACAGTGGTGAGGTTGGCGGGCTACCGCTCCATTCCTCGGAGAGCAATCTCCGTCGCTCCCGGCCTTGTGGCCGGGGGCTAGTTCCTAACTGTGGGCCTAAGCCACCCCTTGTTGTGTCTCACAACTAGATGGCGAAATCGAACGAAAGGTATATAGCATGTCGAATCCTTCCCTGTCAACCGAAGCCGCACGGGCCGGTTCCTATCCAGCTTTCCGTTTCAACCAGCGTGAGCGCAAGCTTCTAGCCTCGGTGAAGGACTACGTGGATTCCCTGTCTCCGGACACGGTTATCACCACGCAGGGCGACATCATCGTGGGCAACGCTTCCGGTGATGCAACTCGTCTGGCCAAGGGCACGTCGGGCCTTCCGCTCGTCGCCGGAGCGTCCACGGTTAGCTATGCGGCACTCGCTGCAGCCGGTCTGGCTTCCGGTGCGGTGACCCTGGCGAAGCTTGCCAGTGGTGTTGCTCCGTCGCACGTCGTGAAGTTTGCTGGCACATTCACCACGGTCGGTGGTGATGCATCGGAGAGCATCTCGGTTCCGGGAGCTCTCGGCACTGACATTGTCGCTGTTACGGTCCAGACGGCTGGCGGTACGCCAGTCTCTGTCGTCGCTGCTGCAGCTGGTACCGACGCTATCGCCGTTACGATGAGTGCCGATCCGTCGACGGACCACGTGCTCCAGTACGTTGTCTACCGAGCCGCTTCGTAAGTTAATCTACCACCGCCCGAGCCGGACCCGGAGACAGCATCCGGGTTCCGGCGGGACCTCATCGAAGGACTAAACAGGTGGCTACTGAATTATCTCGCAATCTCAAGCTTCGCCTGAACTCGAACCTCACGGCGGATGCTAGATACAACCTCCAGCGAATCGATGCCCTCGGTGGCACCTTCCTCGTAGATTCGACAAACACCCTCGAAATACGATCGAAGACTGATATCCTCATCGAGCCGGAATCTGCAGACCTAGGCGGATCAGCCGATGGCGGAACTGTCAGTGTTGGTACTGCTTCGCATCTTCTCGATTCCATTGCTCTATATGCAGACTCTGTGTCCATGGCCTCGCCTCTGTCACTGCTCGATCAGGCAAGTGGCGGGACGAAGTATCTGAACATCCGATACAAGTCTGACCTCTCTGGTTCCGTAGATACCACGGCCAACCGCACCCTATCCATAGATCTAGACGGGTCCGATAGGACCCTCGTTCTCGGGGGTAACTACTCCCAGACTGGTGGCAGTCTAGCCTGGACCCTCTCCGGAACTACGGCCCTCACACTGCCCCCCACTGGCACCCTCGCCACACTAGCCGGGTCGGAGACTCTCACCAATAAGACTATCGATTCGTCTCTCAATACACTGACGAATATCGCCAATATCAGTATCTCCCCCACAGCCGCTATCGCCTACTCGAAACTGAACCTCACCGCCAGTCTGGTGAATGCGGATGTCTCTGCGTCGGCAGGCATCACCTACAATAAGCTGGTACTCAGTAACTCGGTAACGAATTCCGATGTCTACGTTGCAGCACAGATAGCTCGCAGTAAGCTTGCGGATGGTACTGCCAACTATGTGGTAGTGAATAATGCTTCCGGCGTAATGGTGGAAGAGCCGTACCTCTCGAAGAGCCGGGGTGGTGCTGGCTCCGATATGTCGGGAGTTACCTTTCCAAGTAGTGGCGTTCTAGTCACACAGAGCGGTTCACAGACCCTCACCAATAAGACGATCGACGGCCAGTTCAATACTATCTCGAATGTCGATGCTACCTCCCTGGACCTAGTCGACTCTATCACGAACGCAGACATCAATGCCTCTGCCGCCATCGCCTACAGTAAGCTCTCTCTGACGGGCTCTATTGTCGATGCAGATATCTCCGCCTCTGCCTCGATCACCCGCTCGAAGATCTCCACCGGAACCCCAGACCATGTCCTCATCAATGATGGATCGGGACTACTCAGTTCCGAAGCCACACTGTCCATCAGTCGTGGCGGTACGGGGGCGGCTACTGCACAGGATGCCCGCAACAACCTACTACCCTCGCAGGCCTCGAATGTCGGTCGGGTTCTCCAGACTGACGGAACTAACGTCTCCTGGGCAGCTGTAGGTACCGGTTCTGTTACCTCCGTCGATCTAGCAACCCCTGCCGAGTTCTCGGTCTCGGGTAACCCCATCACGACCTCGGGCACCATCACGGTCACGAAGGTCAATCAGTCCGCCAATCAGTTCTGGGCAGGCCCCACAAGTGGGGGGTCTGCTCAGCCCTCCTTCCGTTCCATTGTAGTTTCCGACCTTCCCGCAGACATTCCGTACTCTCAGCTCGATCTGACAGGATCGCTGATGAACGGAGATATCAATGCGTCGGCTGCCATCGACTTCTCGAAGATGGCTACCCTCACTACGGGGAAGGCGCTTGTCAGCGACAACTCCGGAGTAGTCACTACCTCGTCAGTGACAACGACAGAACTGGGACATGTCTCCGGGGTAACTTCGAGCATACAGTCCCAGCTCGACGGGAAGCAACCTCTCGACGCTACTCTCACGGCCCTGGCCTCCTACGGCACTCTCGGGTTGATGACCCTCACTGCCTCGGACACCTTCACGGGTAGGTCCATTGCAGCGGGTACAGGAATCTCGGTATCCAATGCGAACGGAGTGGCGGGTAATCCGACAGTTACGCTCGCAGACACCGCAGTCGGCCCAGGTACCTACGGCTCTGCTACTCAGGTGGGGGTCTTCACAGTCGACCAGCAGGGTCGTCTGACCTCTGCCTCGAATACCTCAATCTCGATTACTAGTAGTGGTGTCAGCGACTTCAATGAGGCAGCTCAGGATGCAGTGGGTGGGATCCTCACTGATACTGCCGAGATCGACTTCACGTACAATGATGGTGCTAACACTATCACGGCGGACCTCAAGACTACCGGGGTATCGGCAGCCAGCTACGGGAGTGCCTCCCAGGTAGCTACCTTCACGGTGGATAGTAAGGGCCGGCTCTCGGCCGCAGCCAGTACGTCCATCTCGATTACTGCTTCCCAGGTATCGGACTTCACGTCCGCTGCTCAGACGGTAGTGGATGCTTACAATATTACTGCGACCTGGACCACCGGGAATGGTACTACCAAGAGCATCACTCACTCCCTTGGAACTACTGACATTTCTGTGAATATCTATGATATAGACAGTGGTGACGAAATCATGGTAGACTCTATTACGAGGACGTCTGCTAATGCAGTCTCTCTCACATCCAGTCAGGCCCCGTCGGGATCCGGCTGGAAAGTGGTGGTGAGGAAGTAATACTCACTATAGTGGTGAGGTACAATGATATAGTGGTGCCTAAGTACCCACTATATAGCATGTCACCGGGATTACAACCGGTATGAGGGGGATACGGAATGAAGTTATTCGGTTCGATCACTGAGCTTGTAGCGGCCGTGTTCCGCAAGGACTCGCAGGCGGTTACTCTCCGCCCGAATCAGTCAGTCACCTATACGGCATCGAGAGACATCCAGACTCCAGCAGAAGACGCTGCCTCGGTTCTAGTCTCTCGCACATCGACGGATACTCTCACTAATAAGACCCTGACATCCCCCACCATTTCTGGATCTCCGACGGTGTCGGGAGCTACTATCTCCAGCAGTACGCTCTCGAATACCAACACGGTGACTGTCAAGGATGCCTCGTTCACTATCCAGGATGATGCTGACGTTACTAAGCAAGCACAATTCCAGGCTAGCAGCATTTCTACTGGAACAACCAGAACCTATACCCTTCCCGATGCCAGTACAACAATCGTAGGCACGGGAGTCAGTCAGTCCCTAACGAGTAAAACTCTCGATAACACTAACACTGTCACCCTCAAGGATACGCTCTTCACCCTCCAGGATGATGGGGACACGACTAAGCAGGCGAAGTTTCAGCTATCCGGGATCACCACTGGCACTACCCGCACCTACACTCTGCCAGACTCCAGCGGAACAGTCCTCCTCAGCACCCAGGCTACCTTCGCCGATAATGCATTCACGCTCCAGGATGACGGAGATGCTACCAAGCAGCTCCAGTTCCAGTTGTCTGGCATCACTACGGGCACAACCCGTACCCTGACAGTCCCGAATGCTAGCGGCACCCTTGCTCTCCTAGGTACCGCTCAGACATTCTCCGCCGATCAGACCTTCAGTGGCACTACAGATGCTTCCTCGTCAACCACTGGAACCGTGATTATATCTGGCGGTGTCGGTATCGCCAAGAAGCTCTATGTAGGTACGGGGGTATACCTCCCGTCCACAGGCGGCACTGCCACCCAGCTGAATCACTACGAAGAAGGAACTATCGACCTTTCGACACAGCTGACCGGATTCAGCTCAAACCCATCCGGCACGGCAAAATTCACGAGGGTAGGCAACGTAGTAATTCTGCACGTTCCTGCATTTACTGCAACAAGCAATAATACGGTAATCCGACTTACTATTCCCAGTTCCATACGCCCAAGTATTACATCTGAACAGGATCTAATTACAACAAGGCCTACAGATAACGGCGCAATTGCCGTAGATACGGCGCTTGCTTTTGTCAATTCAACTAACACATATGTCGACTTTCGCAAGACAGCTGGCGGTAGTACATGGACGAACAGCGGAACTAAGGGGTTCGATAAGGGCATGGTGCTGACATGGCTGATTGCCTAGAGGCTCTCTGGAAAATGTGTAAGAAACTGGCATACCTGTTACTGGGAATTCTGCTGTGTGCGTGCAGTCGGAATGGGGACGTGGAAACGAAGACCCCGAATCCAGAGACACTGCAACAGCGCTATGATGAGTATAAGCAACTAGCACCGAGAGGCTGGGATGCGGAGTGGAGCTGCGACGCTTTGCTATTCGTATCACTCCAGCACATTGGGTTGAGGGAGGAGGGGCCGGTAGATCTAGCTCAATCTGAGCCAGGTCGCTGGCACCGACTCCCCGGACCTGATTATGCCCAGTTCTGCAGTTCCGATATCAGTCGGGACATGTTCGTGGGCCTCTTCGCCTACATCCTAGAGTTCCGCAAGCTCGACTGGGCTGAGGGTATCTGGGACTACGGCACGGCGCACGCCTGGGTAATGGGAGTGGAGAGGAAGCAGCCGGATACCCGTACTATCCTCACCCCGAACCTCATCTCCCTGCTGGCCCAGATCATAGACCACCTCGGTGGAGAGAAGCACCCCGAGCGCCTAATCCCCGCCGTATACAGCTCAGAGCCTGGGTATGTGTCCCACCTCACCATGCTCCATATCTGGATGCGTGGGAAGATGGCCGGCAGTATCACCGACTACGAGCTAGAGACCCTCCGCCAGATCCGTAGCCACATGCAGGGTAACCCACTGATCCATGCACTTATCCATCGCTATACGGATGGAGATCAGACAGAAGCCACCAACCTCCTCCTCAGCGTCTGGCCTGCCGGACGTCTACCGACTGCGGCCCAGGACTGGTGTGAGCACTGGAGGACACAGCGTTCAGACGGCGATACTGGACTACAGCCCTGTGGAGAACCGGAGAACACCTACTCCCATTCCGGAGGTGATCTGCTCTTCGTTGCTCGCATTATCCTCGGAGATGGGTGAGATGGATATCGGAGACCTGAGAGAGCACCTAGACCGTCGGCTCGACTCTCTCGAAGAGAAACTGGACAGCCATCTAGAGCGTATCTCGAAGGCTGAGACTAATATCGAATGGATTCGGGGATATCTCCGAGTTGGTGTAACCATTGCCATCACAGGGGTCAGTTCTCTGTGCGGCATTATCTATCACTTGTTCATGGGTAAGGGACAGTAAATAGTATGGACATGGCACAGAAAAAGAAAAAGCGTAATCTCTCCGACATGCCGATGCCAAGCAAGCGTGGCAACGATCTCGATGTCAGCGAGATGGAGATGGCGGAAGAGAATGAGTCTCCGGAAGACGAGGCTGCGGAATCTCCGGAATATCAGAAACGAGAAGAAGAACTGGGAATCGAGAAGCACGGCGATGATGCCCTGGCTGGCATGTCCGACGAGGACCTGATGGCCGAGGTGAAGAAGCGTGGCCTTCTGAATAAGCTCGAAGAGGGCGAACCGGAAGGTGGCGACGGGGATATGGATCTCGGCATGGACATGGCCCCGAAGGGTAAGGGCAGGTACTGAGTACTGGGGTCCTCCGAACTAACTGGGAGAGAGTATGCCGAGACTGCTCTATACGACAGACAACCTAGTAGACGAGGTTCGCAGCCTCCTCAATGAGGAGAATGCGGACTCTGTAGACACTACGGCGGACATTCTTCCAGCGCTGAACAGGGCCCAGGCTTTCGCCTTCGACATCCTCGCCCGGAAGTATCCGGAGCCTATTCTGGCGCCCCTCGAAGGGGCTATCACGGTCACAGGTACTACCTCTGAGTACGACATCCCCGAGGATGTATTCGAGGATCGCCTCCTGAAGGTGGAGTTCGCTGTGCCGGCTAGCGGCAGTGGTGGACGCTCTTTCCGGGAATGTCAGAGGATATCCTTCCGGGATATCAGTAACTACGAGAGTGCCAGTAAGACTAACCTCCCCTACTACTACTGTCTCTATGGCCGAAAGATTCGCTTCGTGCCGCAGCCTACCGGGACCTATCAGCCCCGGATATGGGTGCTGCGCAACGCAGAGGACCTCGTCCTTCCTCAGGGACGAATCACCCGCATCAGTACAGCTGCGAACTACGTGATCGTGGACGAGGCTGGTGATGGCCTGACTACCGAGATCGATCAGCTGGGTAGCTATGTCAATGTGATCGACGGACAGACCGGGGTCATTCGGGGAACTCTCCAGATCTCGAATATTGCAGAAAATAAGATCTCCTTCCGCACTGTGCCGTCGAGATCCACAGTCCTCAATAGGGATGTGTCGGGAGCTCTCTCCGACCTCGATATCTCTGAGGATGATTATCTCTGCTCAGTGCAGGGCATCTGCGTGCCCTACTACGGACAGCCTACCTCGAACTTCCTAGTCCAGTTCGCTGTCTGCCAGATCCGCAGCCAGAGACTCGGGGGTGGGGATGTTGCTTCCGAAGAGCAGGTTCTCGACAAGTTCGAGAAGCAGGTCGAACGTACCTGGGTCGGAAGAGAGAAGAAGATGCGAGTGCAGAAGAGGTCCCAGAACTGGGGCGTCCCCACTCGCCGTTGGTATTACGAGTAACCTATGGCTGATGCAGATAATAGGGTAGCTCTCTGGGACCGTATCTTTGGTAACGACGAGCCGCCCGAGGAAGAGAAGGAGCGCCTTGCTGCTGAGAAGGCAGACGAGGAGAGCTACAGGAATCTCCAGCGCCGTATCAGTGAGCGTACGGGAAAGCCCGAATTCACGGGCGTGTCCGAACAGGGCATGCCTGTCGGCCTGATCGAAGCTGCTCCAGCTAAGGCTGCTACAGCCGGCAAGGGTTTCATCCGGAAGCTTCTAGATCTCGGAATCCCGGAAGCGAAGGTCAGTGCAGCGGCAGAGGACATCCGACTGGGCGGCCATACGGTATTCACCGATACCGCAGGTAAGCCCGTCCTCACCGTCGGAGAACACTCTCCTGCAGGACGTGCGCTGGCAGACTACGGTAAGCAGCAGGCTGCAGCCCGTGAGGCCGCAGCTGGCGGATTCGATTATTCCGGAACAGCGGAGCAGGCAGCGGAAGCAGCCCCTCGTGTCCCGAAGCCCCCGAAGATATCCGGGGAAGCGAAGGCATTCTACGACGAAACCGGGGTGGATCCGACCCGCAGAAGTGCCCTCGATACACTAGCAGAAATGAGAAAGAAAGGAATCATCCGCAATGGAAAGTAGCAGCAGCAGCGGATCTCCTGGCTTCCACAATATCGACGCTCTCCCACTCGGAAAATTACTGACGGTCAGGCAACAGGGCCGCAGTAGAAAGTCTGGGCCGGGAATGATTCGCAGGCTAATGAAGAAGGGATTCCGCTGATATGCCACTACAGAAGGGCAGCAGTAAGAAGACTGTATCCTCGAATATCAGGAAGCTCCGGGAAGAGGGTTATAAGCCTAAGCAAGCTGTAGCGATTTCTCTAGACGAAGCTCGAAGGAGCGGGGCAGATATCCCCAAGAAAAAGAAGAAATAGATGTCAGTTTCAGTGATCTGCAAGTCCTGTAATTCGACCTTCTCTGTTCCAATGCACAGAAGCGGGACAGCCACATTCTGTTCGAAACAGTGTCAGAATCATACTCAATATCTAAATAGAGTTAAGTTCACCTGCCGAGGATGTGCAAAGCTAGTAGAAGCTTCTCCGAGTAGAACAGATAAGAAATATTGCAGTATTGAGTGCCGATCTAACTCGGCTAGAACTGAATCTGTCAGACGACAGCTACGCAAACAGAGACGATACCGAAACTCGAATCGATCCAGAAATCTGAGAAAATGGATCTGGGAACATAAGGCAAAGAAATGCGAGATATGCTCTGCTGACTATTCTGCTCATGACTATTGCCTAGATTTGCACCATATCGACAACAATTGTGACAATAATACACCAGAAAATATAGCTGTGTTATGTGCTCCGTGTCATCGTAAGTTGCACAAAGGACATGTGCAGTTATGCCTAATACTAGCTTCGTAATTAGTCCAGAATCAGACTTCTCATTCGGAATCGACGCACGTTCTGCAGAGAACCAGATCGATCCCGGGTTTGCGAAGGATCTGCTCAATGTGGACATCATCGAGAAGAGGCCGAGGAAACGTCCGGGCCTCCAGGGCTATGCAGGTAACCTGCCAGTCCGGGTGAGTAGTCTCCAGTATATCGACAGTACTAACCAGGTCTGCCTCACTCTCGACTCCTCGATATCCCTCTCGGATACCGTAGTGGATCTCAGTGGTATCCGCTCGACTCCGATAGTTGTCTACGGACGCAGCAGCTCGATCTCCTCTGGTGGTCCGTTCACTACTGCCGGGGATACAGCTCACTACTACTCCGCCATCAGCATTCCGACTCGGAAAGTACTAACTGGGGATGGCGCCAGCCATACCCTCACCATCACCTCCGACGAGCACGGAATCGCTACCACGAACCTGTTCGCAGGCCTAGTGGAATCTACCAGTTCGGGGAACAGTTCGAATAGCCAGGTCCTACCTACTATCTCGGTGGATGAGTCCTCGAAGGATCTCTCCGTTACCTACCAGAACAATACGGGCGCCGATATAGATGCGTTCGTGTTCTACAAGGACCAGACTGCTGAGGCCGGACGTACCTACATTGGTACCTTCTCTCACGGCGGTACTGGTAGCGAGACACTGTCTATATCTGCGGGGACACATTCCCTCAGCAACTTCAATATCCTATGCCAGGTACAGAAAGATAACGGGACTACTCGGGAGTTGAGTACTCCGGATTCTGTCGTCATCCACTCGAATGGTGGAGTTGATGTAACTATCACGAGTGGTACTGCTGGAACGTACTACGTGATCCTAGAGGCGGCTCCGGTAACCAATACGGAACTCGGATCGGTGGCAGCTAGCTCCACCGGAACGATCCTCATCTCCGACCTAACAAGTCCCTGGATCTTCTATGGGGTGTATCTCGAAACAACTCCAGGTGGGGATAAGGAACTCGTCATTCCGGATTCTATCTCCTACGACGACACTACCCAGGAGGCGACCCTCTCGTTCACGAATGCCTCTCCGAGTGCCCGTAGCGTCTATGTGTACTACGACTATGGGGTCATCCGCAGTAATCAGCTGTGTGTCACTGACTCCTCAGTTACTACCAATGCGACAGACACTGCTCCCCAGCTGACGGTCTGGGGCCTCGATCACTCCGAGATCTATGGGGCTCAGAAGTCCGGCAGGTCCGGGTGGACTACCCACATCGATAGCTACCGAGCTGCCGGAGAGCACCGTCTCGTATCGGGTCTAGGTGGCAACCTGTTCGCTGCCGAGGACTACGAGACAGCAGCGTCCACCTACGACTATGCCCTCCTCTATCCCGACCTGCTCCTCCGCACAGCGGGCAACAGGACCCTAGGGCCGCTATTCTGGGAAACCGGGGATACTCCGGCCAGGACTAGAGGCTATGTCACGGCAGATCTATCTGCTACTAACTGGGCTGTAGTCACTGCCGCTGCTTACGACTCCGGTACCGGATATACGAAGTATACTATCTCGCTGCCCAATAAGCAGATTCTCGATTCTACCGGAACTCCGACTACCCTATCGGCGGTCATCTCTACGACGTCGGAACTCGAAGACTGGCTGACCCTCCGGAATATGCCCTTCGTTCGTCACAACGGAACATTCCGTATCAGGCAAATTACCGACGGCACAGACTCTATCGACATCTATGTAGAGAATGATTCGGTATCCTCGTCGGATTGGGATGATACTGGCTGCCAGGGAGATGGGGGCATATTCACAGATCATATGGTGTGGCTGACCGATTCGACACTCATCCCCGGTGACACGGTGAAGTGTAGTGCATTCGGGGACACGCTCATCTGTACCACTCTCTCCAGCAGTGGAACCAGTACGGTCATTGATGGGGTAGTGGATCTAGTCTCAGTTCCGGGTGGGGTCCTCACTCCGTCTGCTCGTACTTCATCCGTGATTCCGATGCGCAGCGCCCAACCGAGCGCCACTCCGTCGGTCACGAATCTAGTACGAGGAGACATGCTTGCCTCCTCGACTCTCGATAGACTCCTTCGAGTCCTGGCGATCAATCCGAATAGCGATCTCACTGTGGACATCACAGTAGACACAGCTGCCGAGGAAGCGACAATAACGCTAGGGTCCGGGGATACTTCCGCCTTCCGAGTAGGAGGGAAGATCCTTCTCCTCCAGGCTGGGGCCTATACTGGCGTACAGACTATCACGGCGATTACCTCAACTACCGAAATGACCTTCGATTCCACAGAATCGGCAGGTTTCTCCGGAGCCACACTCGCCGGTAAGACGGTGGAACTAGACGAGGAAATAGAGTGGGAAGATAGCACCGACGATTCGTCCTACTACTACACGGCAGCCCGCTGGATTTCGATCGAGGCTCCAGATGACTCCTTCAATCTGACGCCGACAACCCATACCCGGTACTTCGACAGTAGCTCGTATGGAGATCAGGCCTTTCTCAGGTCCTCGATGGTGGGGGACAACCTCTATCTAGAGAACAGCGAAGATGAGGCTTACAAGTACGACGGGGTAAATAACTATCGTGCCGGACTCTTCCCGTGGCAACCCGGCCTATTCCTCATACAGAATATTGGCGCTTCTACGAAACTCCAGATAGATGTCCGCAGTATCTCCTACAACCCGAAAGATGCCGCTCTAGGCCGACTGACTATTTCTGCAGGAGATGCAGGCGTCATTCCGGTCGGGTCTACGGTGCTAATCCAAGGAGATACGAAGAGCTATACGATCCGAGAATACACAGACGATGGGACCAGCTACTATGTCCTCGTCGATCGGGCCCTGAGTAGTTCAGTAGCATCGACTGGAACCATCAGCGAGATAGCCACGTTCCGGTACTATTTCCGGCTCAATGCAGTGGATGCCAATAACAATATTGTAGCATCCGCAGTGACTGGCTATCAGGATCATGTGGTACAGCTCGGCGCTTCGGCAGCAGTCCAGATCCGGGGAGTCGGGTTCCCAGCCTGGGACGTCTACGACTACGACAGGATAGATGTCCAGGTCTACCGCACGAAGCAGTCTCTATCAGCTCCCTTCTATAAGCTACCGGGCGTAGCCCAGGTGGGATTCGACAATGGGAAGGGATACTTCCTCTACACCGACGTGTTCTCGGATGATGCTCTCATCGATCTCGATCCCGTCAATACTGCCCTCAAGGGATCCGAGCTCGGGGTCGGCTGGCAGGAACCGCTCCGATCGAAATATGTAACCTCCATCGGAAATAGTCTCGTCCTAGCTAATATCACTGACTACCCACAACTAGACATCCAGCTGAGTGGAGACGGAACAGTCGTAAACTCCACCCTCAATGGGAAGAAGTTCCTATTCCGTCGAGATAGTTCCGACACCGGTACTACTACGGATATGGTCAGTAGGGTTACCTTCCAGTTCGTGAGCGGAACCACGGATGATGCGGGGACCTTCGATTTCAGTACCGCCAATAAGTTCAAGTTCGTGGCTACGAATCTCCCAGCGGCTACGGCTCCAGGCGACTGGATCTATCTGACTTACGATCAGGTCTATACTACCGGTAAGAATCTAGTGCTCAGTGGTTGGTGGCAGATTGCGGATCTAGCAGGAACTACCGTAACCATCAACTACCCCGGTGTCGCTGACCCCGGTACGTACCCTAATAAGTATGTCGTAGCCACAGACCCCACCGATGTCCCTGTACTTCTCGGGCTAGATGGCAACCTCGGGATGGTGAATGGTAACTCGTTCTTACTACTGAACAACTCAGCTCTTTTCGATTCGATGCGTCGTATGTCTATGGCCATCAATGCAGTGATGAGGATGACGGACACCACCATCACGGGGATGTCCACATTCGTGCCCTGGCTGACTGCAACCGGGGGCAACGACTCTGGGAAGGCAGGACGTCTGGTCGTTCGCCAGCCGAGAGCTGACTCCACGACCCTCGAACTGGTTCTTCCGTCCTCGATCAGCGGGTTCGACGTATTCGTGAATGATATCCGCCGTGCTGCCTCAGCCGAGATCTCGGCCATCACCCGAGTGTATCCGAGCCGGGTGCTGGCCAGCTACGAGAACTACCCGGAGATATTCGATTCCCCCACTGCTGTTCTGGCGACGGACTCCGACTCTGCCATCGACGTGAATCCGGCGGATGGTCAGGACATCACCGCCATCATTCCATTCTTCGGCGAGGCCACCTTCGGGGCTGCCCAGCAGTCCACGGTCCTCGTCTGCTTCAAGCAGAACTCGATCTATCTAGTCGACCTCAATGAGAAGAGAAACGGCAGGAATCCCATCCAGAGGATCGAGACCGAAGGGCTCGGCTGCACAGCCCCCTACTCTGTCTCGTCCTCGAAGAAGGGGATCATGTTCGCCAATGAGTCCGGCATGTACTGCCTGAGACGGGACCTGTCCATACAGTATCTCGGGAAATACATGGAGAGAAACTGGGACCGAGTCGAGAAGACCGAACTCAGTATCGCCCAGGGCCACCACTACGGGGTGGGTCGCTCCTACAAGCTATCGGTTCCGATCACTGACTCGGGGTCCGAGAACTCCGAGGTATTCGTCTACAACCACACCGGGGAAGACGAGGGCAAGCAGGGCGCCTGGACTCGTTACGATAACCACCCCAGTACCGGGTGGGCCAACCTCGGCCAGGACGCCTACATGGCAACTACGGGCGGCAGAGTGCTATCTGTGAGGCGCCTCCAGAGCGATGAAGAGCGGGACACCAACTACCGAGACGACGACTCTGCCATCACTACCCGCATGCGGACTAGAGATCTCGACTTCGGTAATGCAGGCATCCGGAAGATCCTCGATAGGATCATCACGAAGTACCGTACAGATGTACGCAATACCGGCACGGTACTGCGGCTATCGACAGATACTTCCGAGGAATATCGGGATACTACGCCTATCATCATCCCGCACAACAGAACTACCAGCGGCATAGACGACGTCCCCAATCAGGCTATCTACACGATAGTACATACCACAGACCGTCGGAGGGGGGTCTACTTCTCGATAGAGATCGAGAACTCGGGCATCGACGAGCCTCTGGATATCTCCGGAATCGACTGTAGAATCGATGGGCTATCTACGCAAGGTATCACCTCTGCCCAGCAGACGGGGAGCAAGTAACCCCGTGTACTCTATACACCAGGCGGAAATTACTGGAGGTCCCCGAAAGGCCTTGACAGGGCCTGCGAGGACAAGCGAAGATATAGGAATCTGGGGTCACAAGCATGCTTACACCTCAAGCTTGCAGTACACTCCTACTGAGCTCTTCCACGAGCTAGTAGTAGCTGGTATAGTAGCCGATAGGAAGAGAGCACATGGCTAGCCTACAAGATACTATACGGAAGAATAGCCAGAAGCTTGTTCGAGGTGCCGACGGTACCCTCCAGCAACTGGCTGGACAGGCTGGCATACCTGCCGCTCCCACCGGAGTTGTCGGAGCTGCCACCATCGGGGCTACTCCCCAGCAGCAGAAGATGGTGGGTAGTCCGGCGCAAGTCCAGAACGCCATGCGCCAGTCCGTGGACCCTTCGCAGACTCTCGAAGAGGCCGAGGCTAGACGTCAGGTCCGTAGTCAGAAGACTACGTCCGAGGCGAAGGAAGCCAGTGAGGCGAAGAAGTATCAGGCCCTCGGTGCTACCGGGGAACGGGCTCAGCAGCTCATCGATACTGCCTTCGACAAGATCTCGGCTACTGCAGCGCAGCACAGTAACCTCTCGGCCCCGGGAGTTACAGGCCTTCCCACTGACCCGAAGGGTCTCGCCAATCTCAATAGAACTCTCACCACGTACCGGGATAGTGGGGGTAAGGACCTCGAAGCAGCTAAGCAGATCAATCAGCTGCTCGGTCGGAACCTCGCCACCGTCATAGACCCTACTCAGGTCCAGCAGTTATATGAGGCAGTTCCGGATGCGATCGCCCGAACGGGTGCGGATGCCATTCGAAATAACCTCACAGTTGGGGACCTCACGGGTCTTCCGGCATTCGGCTACAACCTAGCTTCTCTGTCGAGCCTCCTCGGAGTCCCTGCGGATAAGCTCGGGAAGATGTCCATTCCTGACCTAGAGAGTACCGTCAGCTCGATAGTCGGTAACAAGTTTGCCACCGAGGCGGGACAGCAGCAGGCTGCGTCGAACGCCAATCTCGGAGCCGCTGAGCGTGGGGTGGCCCACCAGAACGTGGCAGAGGCCCAGGCTACCGGTACTGCCACTGTCGAAGCTGGGATGCGTAACATTGCCGACCAGATCGCTCGGGCCGATACTGTGGGCTTCGGCGGTAAGCAGTGGAAGATCGACGAGTTGCTCTCGGATGAGAACGTCTCGAAGATGATCACCACCTTCCTCTCCGATCCGAACTCGAAGGAGGCGAAGGCCTTCGCAGCTTCCGAGCCTGCCTTCGTCGGCTGGATCACGAAGAACCAGAAGGCTCTCGGTGAGGCCGCCAAGCAAATGCAGGCTGGTGAGCAGAAGCTGATAGACACCAGCAAAGCCGCTGCCTCTCTCGGTACCGTGGGCGGTACCGAGATGGACCCGGGGCTACTGAAGAAGATAGTTCCGAACTGGGATCCTACCGCCCTCAGCACGAAGGCAATAGACACCTCTAAGGTCCCTGTATTCCAGGCGATGCAGAAGCTTCCGCCGGAGCAGCAGAAGTCATATGTCGAGGGCCTCAATAAGTTGGTAGGTGCCGACCCCGGCCTCGCTGACGAGATAGCAAAGGCAGATGCCGATACCCTCAGTAAGCTTCGTCTCGATGAGTACGGCAAGCCGAATGGTTCCTCGAAGGCCATCGATGACCTCCTGGCCAATAAGAAGATGCGAGAGCAGCTGGAGAACATAGACCCTGCCGATATCGATACGCTCGTGTCGATGGTCGGTGGGGGTCAGTATGACTCTAAGTGGATGCAATCGGTTATCGAGGATGGCAAGGCCCTCCAGACCCTAGGCCTCGGTGAGCCTGAGAAGGCTGCTCTATTCCTCGACTCGGACGGCGACGGTAAGCTCGACGATGGCGAGACCATTCGCCAGAACCTTCTCAAGCAGAATCCGAAGGCTAGCCTAGCCGATGCAGTCTCGGGGAAGGCTACTACCTATGCCCCGATCGGGGTCGAGAATAAGGCGGCTCAGCTATCTGGCACCGATCGAATGCTCTTCACTAAGCTCCGGGATGCTTCCCTCGATGGGGAGATTACTGTTCCGGAGATAGCGGATGCAGCACTATCGGATTCCGAGTTGCTATCCCTCCAGGATTCCCCGAAGGTATTCGGATCTCTAGCTCCGACAGTACAGAAGGCCGTGCAGCAGCAGGTCGAGATGAATGCCAGGAGGAATACGCTGGAGATCCTCAATCCCCTCTACAAGATCCAGGGTCCTACCGGATCGGACGTCCACTACGAGACGACGGAAAGTCAGGGAGGAGCCCCAGGTGGGAACGTTCCGACCATGGGTACCATCCTAGACTTCCAGAAGAAGGCCGACGATATCGAGAAGATGAAGAAGGATCTAGACGACCAGATTCTGGAATGGGAACATGGTAGTGGCGATCGGGATCCCCGTCTCGTTCAGGTCGATACCCTCAAGCACCTTGCTGGAAGTCTCTCTGACACAGTGAGGAAGTACCGGGAGAAAGCTGATCAGCTTCTCGGAACCAGAAATGCTACTCTAGCTAATCAGGTTATGTGGGCTGCTCCTGGTGCCACTCCCAATGTGGGTTCCGTGGGTAACTCTGCGAAGGATGCTGTCCTTCCCTTCGATATCCCCAAGCCAGTATTCGCCAATCCTAGCCCTAGGCTCAGCGGTAGCGCTGCGAAGAAGCTTATATAACCATGCCTAACTTACTAGATACTATTCGCAATAATCAGACTGCTCTGGCCTCGCAGCAGGCAGAGGCTCCGGATCAGGCGCAGCGAGTACGTCAGCTTCTGTCTGCCCGCAGTGGGAAGGCAGTCTCGCCTACTACCCCGATGTCGAACCTCGGAGAGCAGGCTGCAGGTGATGCTACTAATCAGCAGCTGGCTACTACTGGTCAGCAGATCCAGATGCAACAGGCCCAGCAGAATCAGGCTGCCCAGGCGGAGCAGGCTCAGACTGACATCGCCTCTGCGCAGATAGACCAGGCTCGGAAGTTCCAGACAGTCCAGAATAAGCTTCGTACCAATCAGTTATTGAACGACCTGAGTAGGGATCGAGGATCTCTCGACCTGGAGAAGGATAAGGCTCGCCTGGAACAGACAGCCTTCCTCCTATCGATGCAGGATAAGAAGTACACAGATCAGCTCCAGGATATCGGCAGAAAGCGTCGACTGGACAATGAGGCCAACTTCACGCAGGAAATGGAGCAGATGGCCCTCGGGGCGCAGTACGACCTCCTCAAACAGAAACTTGGGGGGAAAGACATTCTAGCTGCTTCGGATAGAGAGTATAAACAGGCTCTTGCTAATATGACTATAGCTGATGCCCAGAAGGCTGCCGATCTAGAGATGGCTGCCAACGAGAAGATTGGTGCTTCTGATATGGAAATCGCTAAGTATGTCGCCAGTCAGAAAGCTCGTCAGACTGCTTACGAGCAGCAGGCAAAGGGGATATCCACTATCCTGTCCGGTGCTCTGAAGACGGGTAGCAAAATAGCAGATAAGAAAAGTACGGATGAAGAGGATGAGGATGAGGGAGATAGCGAATAATGGCTGATACTCCACAACAGTCCTACCTCAGGCAGCTAGCGGCTCAGATGCCAGTGGCCAACCAGAAGGTGGCCCAGCAGCAGGCAGCTGCTCGGGACATCCAGCTCCAGCAGGCAGTTGCAGCGGCTCCCGCCAGTACCAATACGACCCAGGCCGCTCAGCAGACTGGTGCCGCCCTGGCTCAGGAGGCAGGTCAGCAGCAGGTCCAGAACACCCAGCAGGCAGCTGCCGGGCAGAATGCGGTAGCCCAGCTAGGTCAGCAGGTACAGCAGATCGAGAATCAGAAAGCTCTCGCCAATCAGAAGATGGCAGCCGGACAGGAGCAGATGGATGCTGAGCAGAAATTTGCGCAGATTTCTGAGCAGGCAAAGCAGGAGATGTATGATTCCCGCCGTCAGTTCGAGACTGATCAGCTGGGACAGAAGTTCAGTAATGAGCGGCAGTTGGCCGACTATGCCCGTATGCGAACTCAGACTGAGGATCAGTGGCAGGACTACCAACAGAAGACAGATCAATTATCTAAGCGGAAGATCCAGGTTCTCAGTGTAGCTAACCAGAAACTGATGGTTGCTGCAGAGCAACAGAATGCTGAGATTGAGCAGATTAAGGATCAGATGACTGGTACCGACATTAATTCTAGAGAGCATGCTGCACAGCAGGCGATTCTAGAGAAGAAGCTCGATCAGCAGGTACGACTCAAGGGGCAGATGGCTGCCCTCCAGAAATCTATCGCTCAACAGCAAGCGGATGCAGCTAATAGAGCTGCTAGAGATAATGCACTTCTGAGTATAGGTACCGTAGCGGCAGAGACAGCCGTGATTGCGGCCGTATAGGATAGAGAGGATGTATGCCCACATTTAGTAATACAATGACTGATGAGGAAGCAGCGAAGCTTCGCAAGGCTCTCCTCGACAATTCCAATACTGTTCCGTATTCAGCTAAGCAGGGTTCCACGGATCTCAGTAGCGTCGTCGGGGGCGGTGCGTTTCCTAAGCTGTCTGAACCAGCAGCTCCTGTAGAGGCGGACGAGGGTCCGTCCTCCCATGAGGAAGTACCAGACGAAGCAGCAGAACCTACTGCACCCACTACTCCTTCCCCAACGTCAGCAGCCGCAGTAGCTGCTCCCTCTCTGGTGTCTAGAGTCAGGGCAGGGGGGCCTCCGTCGGCTCCCGCAGGGACGAGTGGCACCCCGAGTAGTAAGCAGCTGGGCGAACTCCAGGAGAGTATGGAGGAGCTGCGTGGGCGGATACAGGAGGTCGGAACCCCTGCAGATATCTCTAAGTTTCAGGATGCGGAAGAGGAAGCGAAACGGCTATATGAGGAGCGAGCCGACCGTGCGGAATGGCTCTCTCTAGCAGAAACTATCGGCAGAGGTCTGATTCACTTCAACCTAGCTAACCAGGGCCTAAAGAGTGGTGTGGACCTATCTGGCGTCAAGCTAGAGCCGGCTACTGACTGGGATGCTAGAGTCAAGCGTTACGGAGATGAGTACAGTACTGAGTTGGCTCGTCAGGGACGTTTGCGGACTGCAACCATGGAGCAGGATCGGGAAAAGCAGCGGACACGGAGGGAAGGTCTCAAGGATGAGCTGGATGCTCTCAAGGCTCAGGCGTCTGCTGTCGAGCACGCTGAACACGAGGCCGGGGAAACTCAGCGGGCTAAGGAGCATAACGATACTATTATCCGTGCTGCAGGAATGCGTGCTTCAGGTACTGGTGGGGAGAAGCCAGCAGATCGTTCATTGGCGTATCGAAAGATGAAAGATGTTCAGGACGCTGTTGATAAGGGCGAGGCTGCTCAATCTGTTCTAGAAAACTACTTTGCCACTACCAATAAGAAAGAGAAACAGAAACTGCTCGGAGATGCGAATCGGGCCCACGGATTCCTGGGACTGAAGGTCCCACTTGCGGATCTAGATGAACAGTATAACTCAGGGTTCTGGCAGTCGACTCAGGACGAGAATCATGCAAAAGTTAATAACGTTCTGCAGAATTCTCCTAGACTCAGGAACCTGAAACAGGCCTTGGATTCTCTACAGTCGGGTACGGATTCCGGGAGTTCAGCTTCTCCTGCCGCCCCATCCGCTCCCCCTGCAGGCGCTGTACGTATGCGAGCCCCCAATGGTAAGATTGGAGCGATCCCCGCAGACAAGGTACGGGATGCCGAAGCCCGGGGCTTTACTAGGGTAGACTGATGCCAACAGATCCCTTTGCACAATTCGGTGGTCAGCAAGATCCGGATCCAGATCCTTTCGAGCAATTCGGAGGTAAGGAGGAAGATCCATTCGCTGAATTCGGGGGGGTTTCTGAGGATAGAGATCCGTCTCTAGTGGATAGCGTTGGTAAGGCTTTCGAGCATTTCTTAGATAAACCGAATCTCGCTGCCGACTATACGAAGCCAGAGGAAATAGAAGCGATTGCGAAGAAGCACGGAGTAGATCCTAAACACCTTCTAGAGTTGGCTCCTTATTTCGGTGCTCGTACTCCAGGCGATTACTTCAGTGCTGAGGAAGTGAAGCGTGGTATAGGTGGTCTCGGACAGACTGCTGGATTCGGTATCCCCCAGAAACTGTACAAGATATCTCAGTCTCCGGAGATGGAACGAGCCCTCGATGATCTCCAGGATCTAGCAGAGAGCCGCCAATCGAAACTGCAGTTCGCAGCTGAGTTGGCTGCACCCGTAGGCCCTGTTCTGGAGGGCGCCACTACGGCGGGTCGGATTGGCCGGGCGGCAGGTCTCGGAGCGGCTGTCGGTGCTGCTGGTGCCCGGCAGGGAGAGGAACTCTCCGGAGCAGTTCAGGGTGGGGCGATGGGGGCAGGCCTTGGTGCAGCCGCCGAGGGACTCGGTCGGGCCCTCACTCGTCTGCGTCCGTCGAAGACTGAGGCAGCTGTTGCACAGAAGTTTCTCGAACAATCCTCTCAGGATATCGAGGAAGGTACGCAGAGGGTTCTCGCCTCTAGGGAGAAGTCGAACGCTGACATTGCAGACATCATTGCTGGAACGAAGGATATCGACACTCCGGTAGCCAGTAGGATCGTCGAGGAACAGATGACTCCGGAAGCCCGGAAACAGCTCTTCGATCCGGCTAGTGAAGAATACCGTATCCGTTCCGAGGTGGTCCAGAAGGAGCGTCCGAAGCTGGTGCAGGATCTCGGCATGGAACGTGCCATCGAGATCGAGCAGGCCGAGCGCATTGTCGACGACCAGACGAAGAAGTTCGCCCAGTTCTTGCTTCCGGAAGGCGAGCGCACCATCCCGAAACTAGAAGATGCGAAGGATATTATCCAGGAATACGGGGCCCGACAGGGTGGCGACACCGAGCTGGCCCGACGCTGGAAGCTCTTCCAGGAGGAGCAGGCTGCCACTCACTTCATCGAGAGAGAGGGAGTTCGGGCTGGCCGGGGTGAGAACTTCCTCGATAAGAATCTCAATAGGATATCCGACGCTCAGTTCGTGATGCAGGATATCGAGAACAAGACTGGGATCCCTACCTACGGGACACATGTCGATCTCAACCATTCCTACAATAGAATGTCATATGCCCGAGATCACTGGCTCGGGGAACTCAATGGGATCTATAGGGCGAATCAGGAAGCTGATAAGAGTATTGTCTCAACCAATAGAGTCTACGAGGCTCTAGAGGGCAAGGCTCCAGCTGACCTGACCCCCGCTGAGCAGAAGGTGACTGCTGAATTCAGGAAGTATTTCGACGATTTCCGTACCGATGTCAATGGCCTCTCGAAGGATAGCATGGTAACTCCACTGTCTATTCCGAAGATGGAGAACTATGTTCCACACATGATGAGGCAGGTACCGGAACTCGTTCCTCTAGTAGAGCAGAAGATCCAGCAGGCCACTTCGGATGCTTCCCGTTTCCTCCAGAGACCTGTCCAGGGACTCAGGGATCTTTCCCCCGGAGAACTGAGACAGCTAGCCGGGGCCTCGGAGGCTGCTCGGGACCTGATGAACCTCACCACGATCCTCGATTCCAAGCCAGTACACTCCGGAGTGGACCTAGCTACCCGCCTGCACGATACCTTCTTCACTCGGTCTGGACGTAGTCAGCTAGCGACGAGGGCATCTGCAGCCCTGGAGCGGAAGGGTGCCGATATCCCGATGTGGGCTCGGGAGACGAATCTCTATAAGATAGCGCAGAGATACACCACCAATACTCTCAAGCATCTCTATCTGAGACGAGATATCGATAAGCTCGGTTCCATGGTCCGGCGCCTGGAGAAGGCAGGAGCTACCCTAGAGGCGCAGTATGTCCGAGACCTACTGGGTGACATTGCGGGCACTCGGGCGGGCACTGCCGCCGAGCTGACGGCTAGGGGTAAGACTGCCTGGAATCAGAAGATGGATCGCATCGAGCACTCATCCGATAATCCTGTCATGCGTACAGCTGCTCAGGTGGGCAAGGCTCTTCCCGAGATGGTAGACGACCTCAACCGCCAGATCTATCCGAACCTTCTCGGACTGTCTCCACGTGCGTTACTCATGAACGCAACCCAGACCTTTGCGAAGACGGCTCCGGAGCTGGGCAGCCGATACGGATATCTGACTGTTATCCGGGGAACCGCAGATGCTCTCCTCAACTTCCGGAAGGTAGCTGCTGAGGTCCGGGCCCTGGGCATGGCTCCGGCAGATTTCACCTCGAAGTTCCGCAGGATGACTGCTGATGGCATACGCAGGTCCGCCCTCTATGCAGTACCGATGGAGAAGCTCCAGCAGTTCGGTAATGCATCCATGTTCCTCTACGAGAAGATGGACATGATGAACCGTATGATCACGAAGTCCACTGCGGGAGTCATGGCTCGGGACCTGGCTGCGGGAAGTAGACAGGCCCAGAAGTCTCTCAGTAGATTTCCGAAGTCCATCCAGCGGGGAGTAGCCGGTGCTGGGTCTGTCCAGGAAGTGGCGGATATCATTGCGGGGCACCTCAATAGTTCCACTCAGTATAACTACAACAAAGTATCGATGAGTGAGTTCGGCCGCATCATGGGTCCCTACTTCTCGATGTTCTCGAAGTGGCCTACGGCTACTGCCGGGGAGATGATTCAGGAGGTGCGGAAGGGTGGAGCCTTCCGTGGTGCGATCCGCAATATCGACAAGTTCCTGATTCCGTATGCCATGTTCCGGGCTGTCGACCTGGCCCTCTACGGAAGTGACTCCGAGGACATGTCGGATAGACAGCGGCTCTTGCTGGGATCCCACGGATTCGCCGGAGCATCCCCTATCGGATCTGTCCAGTCGCTCGTAACCGGGGACATGTTTACTCCCCCTGCCGTAGATGCTATAGTGAAGAGAACGATAGTACCAGCACTGATGGGAGAAGAGGACGCTGCTAGGAAGGGATTGGCTACTGCTGTCCAGGACTTCACGCCTGGTTCTGTCTATGTACGGTTCCTCACGGATGACCTTCCGACGATGGTCTCGGGGAGGAGGCCGGGTGGTGACGACTTCATTGAACGTTCGCAGGAAGGACTGAGGAAGATACTCAAATGACTAGCGATATTATGCAAGCCCTCGGGACAGTGGGAGTCGGCCTACTGCTGACTCTGCTGACCGGTAAGGCACTGAAGACTCTACTGGATGTCGTACTCAGGAAGATTGCGGCAATGACGAGCACGAAGGAAGACGATCGTGTCGTCGAGGCTATAGAGAAAGACTGGGGTATCGATCCCCCCGAACAGCAGAAGGAAGAAGGGAAATGAACCCGAGAAGCCCGAAGGGCCTGGCGAAGAAGACCAAGCCGGCGAAGCCGAACATGTACTACGAGGACGATACGTCCGACATGAACCTCATTCGGGATTCCGATGTGGGTGGCATGGACTCGGCGGATCCCTTCGAAACCGACGGCTATGGTCCGGAAGACGATCAGGGGATGACTGAGCTCGACGAGGGAACCGACCCATTCGCCCTTCCGGGTGAGGGGAAGATGCCGGCCTCGGATAGCGCCCCGGGGAAACTGGGCAGACTTCGCAAGAAGGGCATGCCGAGGAGGGACTGATGCTGCAGTCACAGAAGAATAAGCAGACTCTAGAGATCCTCCGCAAGCTCCGCCAGCAGGGGGCTCCGGAACCTACTACTGTTTCTCTCGACATGACTCTCGGGAAACCGGAAGAGGAAGACGGGGAAGATGAGGAAGGAGCCGAACCTGACTTCGATGAGAACGAAGAACAGGCTCGGGCTCCGGGGGGCGCTGGCACACTGGCGGATATCGAATTCCCCAGTGAGCAGCTTACTCCTACTCGTGGGAAGAAGAAGGCTCGGAAGCGAGGGCTCTGATCAGCTGGCGGAGGTGAGATTCCTGCTTCTCGACTCGATCTGTCACGTCTAGTAACTGATCGATGACCCGAAGCATCTCAGCCTCCAGCTCAGCTAGCCTTCTCGTCTCCGACTTCTGCTGCGTCAGCACCTGCTGGTTGCGCTGCTGGCGTCTCTCCGTCAGGCTTACTATCTCGCTGCGATGCTTCGAGAAGTCGCTCATACAATAACTTCACTCCAATACCAACCTGAACCAGATCCTTCCTCTGGCTCTCCAGATCATTGAGTAGCGTCTGGGCTACTTCCCGAATATCTACAGACATACTATCCCCTCATATACAGACGAACAGCGAACGGTAGGTCCGCAATCTCTAGGTCTTTCCGTGCGTGGAAGTAGAAGCCCGGAGTCTGCTTGCCACTGTCGGGACTGACATAGTAGGTGCCCTGTGCCAGGCCGTATTCGGCGATGGCTGGGTTGGGCTCTACCTGGATCTTGTAACTGCCCCGGCAGTCGATACTGCATGCCGGGATAACCCGAACATACTGATTGCGCAGTACCTTGTCCACTAGCTTCTCTTCCGCTTGATTCCAGAATCCGAGTACCGGAATCTCGATGTAGGTATAGTCCTTCGCATACGAGAAGCCGTGCTCCGGCTCCATTACCAGGCCCATATACGACGAGAGCCTATTGCCCCGTACTAGATTGAGAAATGAGGAATCCATATTCCATTCCCTCCTCCCCCTAGTATACAGAAATGCGCATCAGTCTACTAGTGATAATCTCACCGGTCGGGGCATGTCCCCGGATTCACTGGATCTCTTCTGGACGGGAAAGTCCCAGTGTCCCTTCCGAGCCCAGGAATGTCCCTTACGTTCCCCTGTATAGGTGAGGAAGTCTAGCCTGAGGAGCTGTGCCTGGATACTGCGATGTTCTGCCGGCTCTAGGAACCCGGCTCTCAGGAGGAGTTTCGTGGTATCCCAGAGACAGTCTACGACCTCGTCGCAGACGGGGAGCCAGCGATGCCACTGGTCCTCGGGGTAGAGAGCTATCTCTGCCCTCGACGTAGTCTCCCGAATCTTCGTAATCATATGCCCGAATAGGATCAGATGCCCAGGGCTGGCAGTGGCCTTCTGGAGCAGTGCCTTCCCGATGTCCCGCACGATGGGTAGAGCTCGTGATACTCGCATGGTGATCAGAGTTCCTTTCCTGGACGTGTGTGGGAATCTGTAGCTGGCGTCGGAGTTGCGGACCCTTCGAGAGTAGTGATACGGGCATCGAGGCTGGCGAGGGCTGCCCGCTGGACTCGTGCCATAGCCTCCATGGTTACCTGCATCTCTCGCAGAGCGGTATTGATCTCTGCCATCAGTACCTCCACTTTCTGTTCGAGTAGGTCGAGACGATGATTGGTAGCACTCACGATCTGTTCCTTTCTTGTTGGGATCTCGATCGGGTTTCTCAGTCTTTCTCTACTCTGACGCCTAGCTTCCGGATCTCTCTCGCAATCTCTTTCCTACTCTCTCCCTTCGCTACTGCCTTCTCCCTCGCTAGCTTGTTGGCTTCTCTCAGGTCATCCCAGCCTTTCCTTCTGTGGCCATCCACATAGCTGGCTCTGGTTGTATTCGGCATGACCATCAGTCGCTCTAGACACTCGTTGCCGGGACCGTAAGCACCGCAGCCTGGGCACGGCACCCCCGGATCATCCCTCTTCTCGTAGGGAACGAGGATGGTCTGGACCGTATCGCAAGCAGCACAGTGGTAGTCGTAGTTCGGCATGCGGCCTACTTCCCCATTTCCTGTAGTAGTACGAAATTCTTTGCGAGGTAGCCACTAGTCTCCTGAGCACCGACATCGAGCGTTGCCAGCCGGCGGGTAGTGGAGCTACTCGGTCCAGAATTATAGGCAGCCAGGGCCAGTGCGATGTTCCCGTCGAACTGGTGGACGAGGGAGCGGAAGAAGCAGGCCCCCATCCGTACATTCACTTCGAGAGAGTAGACATCCGTTGCATCCATGCCGCAGAGCGCAGCGAACTCCGGAGCATTGCCCGGCATAACCTGGGCGATACCGACAGCCCCCACCGGAGACCGTGCCGAGTTATCGAACCGACTCTCGATACAGAGGAGAGCCACGTAGGCCCGAGCTGCGATCTGTTCCTCCGGAGCGAAGACCTCGTCGATCGCTGTCGAGATCTGGGAGGCGAGACGATTCTGAGTCTCCTCGGGGATATGGGTCCCGCATCGATTCATCACACGACGTATGTAGGGGTAGTGGGAGACCGTAACCTCTTCCATCGGAATAGCCAGAGAATGCGTCTCCACTACTTCTGGGCGGATGGGGAGTACTCTCTCCAGTTGTAGGATCAGCACAATACCCACAGCCGTAGCAGCGAGTAGGAGTGCTATTAGAATCTTCTCAGTCATTGACTATCTCCCCTTTCTTATACCGAGTATCGATCAGGGTCCCGAGTTCCTGCGTGTGGAGGAGCATCGAGAGACAGCAGCGAGCGTGTCCGAGATGCGATGCTCCACTCTCCGGATCAGTGTCCTCTCCCGCCTGCCAGGCAGCGATGTGCCTGAGGGCAGCAGCTACGAGACGATGGGACTCTAGGCCAGCGCAGTAGTTGTAGCGTCCGTACTTCTTCTCTCCGAGCATGAAGCCCTTCGCTTCCTCCACTAGAGCTACTAGTGGAATGAGGGAGAGATCGTATTTCCCCGAGTCATCCTTCCGCCCACTACCCGACATACTTCCTACCCTCCTCGATCCCATCCAGCAACCAGCTGGGGAACAGATGTTTACCTTCTCGGAGCAGTCTCTCGACACTTGAGTCCGGACACACAGTCACCCCGAAGTCAGTAGGAGTACGGCAGATTCTACCACAGGCCTGGATCCACTTCCTCGCCGTCTCCCAGAGATACCACTCCGGATCCTTCCTCATCTGGTAGTCGACACCCGGATCCCCGAGAGACGGCCACGGGACCTTAGCTATTATCTGCCAGCGCCCTAGGTCCTCGGGGAGATCTATTCCCTCATACATCCCACAGGCGACGAGGATAGCCCCGCTCTCAGGAGGTGCCTCACGGAATCTCTGGTACACCTCACGACGCTCCTCCTTCTCATGGAAGAGGTAGCGAGGTCCCTGTAGTGTACCTCGGAGGAGCTGCGCCATTGCATACGTAGCGTGGATGACCCCCTTCTCGTGGGGATGAGCCGCTGCCACCTGCTCGATATATTCTACCAGCCTCGGCAAGGTAGTGCCTATCGCATTCCTACTCACCGAGAACTGGGGATCGATAACTACCGGCCTTCTCTCGGGATCTATGGGGCTCTTGCAGTCGAGGTAGAGCACTCTCTTTCTGTGGAGACCGAGAGCTGGGATGTCCTTCCTTCCGATCGTAGCAGATAGTAGCACAATCTTCTTCACGTCCTTCGGCCAGTACATCGGCGGGGCTGTGGAGATGTCGACCGGGACTAGCTCTATGCAGTCCCGCATCTCTGGCTGTCCCCGGAGGGTGCCCTTCCCGGCGAATTCCCTACGGGTTCTATAGGGAATGTACTCGGGACTGGGGGAACGCAGTGCTGCCTCTAGGGTAGCGATCCCCTTGCCCTTCCTCCTAGATTCCGAGAGAGAGGATACCCAGGAGCGCATCTGCTCTGGGGTCCGCATGCTCTCCGGGTATCCCGTCTTGTGGCGCCATAGTACTAGTGACATCCTCTCCCTGATGTTCGGCAGCAGGTTGTGGGCCTCGTCCACTACTAGAGTATCCCTGTATAGCTTGTGGGCTAGATACGCATGGTAGTTGTAGATCCCTGGGCCTCTTCTGTACTTCGCCGTGGCTAGGTCTCTGCTGGCTGGACACTCGCAGCCTGTCTCTTTCTTCGAGCAGAATCCCCTCAGCCGAGCACGGGTAGCGGCACAGGGTCTCTTCCAGAGATCGCAATAGTACGAATCGAGCCTAGACAGAGTCGGGGTATCGGGGAACTCTGCCCTGAACTGATCAACCAGTAGATTGGTGGGGGTGATGACTGACACTGAGTGTAGTGCTTGCATAAGCGTCTTCGCAATGCCCGTCTTCCCGAAGGCAGTGGGCGCCGAGATAACGAAGACGTCATACCTATCCCAGTCATCTCCTAGTACCTCCAGTACTTGCTTCTGTATTTCCCGAGGTTCCTCGTATGGGAAGTAATCTAGTAGATTCATAGACACCTCCATCAGCTATCCCACTGTTCCGGTAGAATTTCTATGGTTCTTTTCTGAATGGGACGTGGTGTTGGATACGGGAAATGTTTCAGTAAATCCACTGTTTACTCCCCACTACTTGCTGTCAGCTATCCCACCAGATCTCCCATCGGCAGGTATCTCTGTTCCACCGGAAGCGTGCGAGTCCGCACCGGCAGTAGCAGACCACTAGTCCGTTCTCGACTGGATCGTGGTGGCAGCGATCCGGAGGCTGCGGCTCCTCCTCCCCTACCATGATCCCTTCTTTCCCCAGCCCCAGTTCGGTCCCTTCAGTACAGTCTGCTTCCCGCCGATTACTCGCACGAATACGTGCGCCGTACCCTCGTTGCAAACGGGAGCATCCCGCACTTCCTCGTCGGAAGGCGGGACCTCGTATTCGGCGAAGGATCTAATTACCGGAACTGCAGTACCACACTTCTTACAAGACCAGTCGTAGATGGGCACGTCATTCCTTCTGCCGGGAATCCTCCGGCTCTCCAGCTATCTGCCGGAGTAGTGTATAGATCTTATCTAGTGACCTAGCATCCACCCGATGCGGGGAACCTACCAGCTTCTTCTTCTCGACTGGACGGATCTCATCCGCCTTCTTCGCAACCTTTCGCATCTTCTCACTGATCGGATCCCCCGGCTGGATACCTCCCTCTGGGAGTTTCCCGAAGGTACGCATCTCGTAGAGACGCATGAGATATTCGAGCGCACTGCGATTATTAGCGAACCTAGTTCCATCCTCGGCAACCCATTCCTGGCCCCGCTTCTCGATGTGGCCCAACAGTACTGGGCGAGAGTAGTAGAGAGCGATACGGTCCTGCGTAACATAGACAGCCGACTTGTGGATATTCGGAACCTTGTGTGCAAACTTCACGGGCTAGTCTCCTATTCGGGCGACTGACCGCCCGGGTACCGGGTAGCAACATTGCTTCCCAGATGGAGACGAATAATACAGGAACCGTGCCAGGTGGTCAAGGGAGGTTTCGGATCTCTTCCTCCTCCAGGATCTCCCAGAACAGCTTCTCCAGCTTCGACACCAAATCCTCCCCATCTTCTCCCAGCTTATTGAGCAGCTCCTGGATGGACTCATCCGGATATCCGTGCTTGCGGGCCGGGCGGAAGACCCTCTGCGAGATCTCCCAGAGAGCGCTGCGCATGTTCGAGGATCGTACAGCTGTCGAAAACTCCTCCTGCTCCTCTGGTAGCGAGAACTCTAGTTTCGCCTTCGGCATTCTCAGTCTCCTTCTACTAGGTTAGCTAGCGCATCTGAGTGTTCAGCTATCACAGTATCTAGTGTCGCATCGAATTCGGATTTCTGTAGCGACCATCCGAGTGCCTCGGAGGTACAGGGGAATTGCTGGATGAATATTCTCTGGACAGCGAGAGCGATATCCCTGTGCTCCTTCTGGGTATCCTCCTGGGTACGGAGGTGGAGATAGTGGATCCAGCTCCTGACGGAGCCGGCCATGTAGAGCCTAGTAGGAGTAGCCAGAGGAAGCAGCATCCGTGCCTGCTCCTTCGCCACACCACTATCGAGAGCCGAGCAGTATGCTTCTCTGGTAACCTGGAAGATAGTTTCCTGGAGGCGAAGCCAGTGTTCCTGGCATTTCTCGGGTAACTCCCGTCCCGACGACTGCCTGTTCTTCTCCGACTGCATTCTACCAACTAGTAGGGAGGGGGGACCGGAGTTCGGCACCTCAGCATACCTCTGCGAGAACTCCTGGAAGGAGAAGCTCCTGTGTCTCAGGATCTGGGCAGCGATGGCCCTACTCGTCTCGATCTCCACTACCATGTGGACCATCTCGAACGGCGACCAGTGCTGGTGCTCGATGAGGTACCGAAGGAGTTTCGAATACTCTGGATTGTCCTGATGAGACGAGGAGACCCTTGCCATGTAGGCCAGTAGTTTCTCTGCCTCGGGAGTAGTGGTAACTAGACTAACTGCCACAGGAACCTCCCTTAGTTATGTCGCAGGAATCCGCCTGCTCTACGAATACCTGACCCTCGTGACTGATAGCAGTCTCGTACTTTACCCGCACCAGAGGTTGGCCACCCCGGGAACCATCGGGATAGGCTGTGATACCCCGCAGCCTCGGAAGGTACTGCATCAGCATCTCACCGAACTTCTCTACAGTGAGTTCGCTATTGAGTTCGCTACCCCATTCGGGCAGGTTGATGGTCGAGCTGATAGCCTGATCCACATACTGCTGGACCCAGGCCTGGAACTCCACTCGCCTCTCCGGACTAGCTGCGAGGGTGTAGGAATCCTCGACTAGTTCCGGGGGCGTGCCTTGCTCGATGAGTCTCTTCGCCGTCGGGTCGACGACATACTGGTAATTGGTTGTGTGGCCGTCCGCCCCCTTGTACCGCCGACGGTAGGCGACACAGAAGATCGGTTCGATGCCAGTCGTGGTCTCAGCGACGATGCCGATGGTCCCGGTTGGTGCGATAGCTCGGACTGCAACTGGGCAACTGATGCCCCAATCCTCTGCAACTCTCTGCGCAGTTCTCGTAGACACTTCTCGATAGGTTTCAAGCCAGCTGGCAAGTTCGGAATCCGGACCATACTTCTTCCCCCGTTGCAATAACCACTCGTGGATGCCCATCAGACCGAGCCCTAGCCTGCGGTTCTTCGTACGGATATCTGCTACTCTGCTATAAGGAACATGACTATAGAGAGTACCAGCAAGTAGAAAGATAGTACCAAGCTCCACAATCCGAGAGAACTCTGAAAGAGTTCCAATGCGAGCCATATTGATAGACCCGAGATTACAAATGTCGGAGTCATCCTCACTGACTACCTCCGTGCACGCATTCCTCAGGGATTCTCTCGGGTTGTCGAAGTCGACAGAGAAGCCAGGTTCCGCTGTCGAGAGCATGTTCCAGACTACATGCCAGTAGACGTCCTTCGCATACGGATTCCCCTGGTTGTATTCCCGAAAGAAATCGGCATCGAGTATGACACTGATATTCGTCCCATCCATGGGAGCTGGTGCATTGTAGTCCTTCTCCTTCGCTGCCCGGATCTCCGGACTCCAGTCCTTCAGGTCGATGAAGCGCCTCACGTCCGGATGGTTCCAGCGGAGACCCGCCCAGATAGCGGACCGGCGAGCACCGCCCTGCATGATGTGCCGGCCCGCCTCGTTGACCATCTGCATGAGTGCGAGGGGCCCGGTGCAGGTACCGCCCGTACGGGAGATGGGTGCCCCCTCCGGTCTGATAGCCGAGTAGTCTACGCCGATACCTGCACCTGTCATGAGAGCCATCGTCGCCTTCTGCATCAGATCGGCCCATCCCTCCCGGCTGTCTTCTGCACGCAGGAGGAGACAGTTCTGGGTCTGGTGGAAGGGACGCCCCGCTGCATAGAGATAGCGCCCACCGGGCATGAACTTCCGATCCCGAATCAGCTCGTACACAGCCTGTATAGTCAGGTCATCGACCTTCGGCTTACCGTCGGCGTCGAGCACATGCCTAGCTACCCGAGCCGCAGTTTGCTCCCATGTTTCTTTCCGGCCGTCGGCCGTCGTGTGCGCATACTTCTGCTCGTAGATCGCTCTGGCGAAATCAGAGAACTTTCCGTCCGACACTAGCTTCAGCTGAGAATCCATTCGGGTACCTCTGTAGTAGCTTCTCGATGTTCTTCTCTTCCACTTCGGTGAGTGGAACCCCCAGTGTAATACATGCCAGTTCAGCGAGCAATCCCTTTCCTCCTGGATCCTCTAGTTAGAAGGCGTCCCAAAAGTCATACCTTCCTCCGAGCAATGCGGTACTCGGTGTAGCTGAAGATTCGTGGTCCGATGTCTTCCTCAACCTGCCTTGACTCCACTCCAAGCCCTAGTTCAGCGAGCAGCAAGAGGAAGAGACGCCGAATCTCGTATTCGTCTAGGTGTGGATTCTTGTTGTAAGCCCATTCGCTGGCTGACATATTCAGGCTCCCTCACATAGAATGTAGATATATGTATCCATTTGGAGATTTCTTACCGAAGGGCACTGGCTCTATCCAGCCCCGTCTAGATTCCCACCAGCGAGTGAACAATCCTGTATCGGGATCATATCGAATCTTATCTTCCTGAAGTAACTGCAGGAAGAACACCAGTGAATCATTTCGTGTCAGCACGCCGGATACTCGCTTCTACTGTGAAACCGTTCGGATACCTCTTCAGTAACTTATCCTTATTGGTTTCCTCTACTTCGGTAATAGTAATACCTAACGTGATGCAGGCTAGTTCGAGGTAGTACCGTACGTCTCCGAGCTCTTTCACGACCTTATCTCGATCGAGCTCGTGTCCCTGGAAGGCGTGCTTCTTCACCAGATCGGCGAACTCGCCTGCCTCACCCGCCAGGCCGAGAGCTGCATTGAGTAACTGATGGAAGTCTATCAGGTTCTTATTCTTCGTATGGTTGACTAGTTCAGTGTAGGTCCGAACAGAGTTCGTTCCGTTCTTGTCTGGATCAGAACTCACAGCGTACTCCTATTGTACCGGTATTCGTACCGGGATGATAACTCGCCTCTCCCCAGATATCCCCGATGAGGCGCCTTCCTACTCCGACCTCGACCTTCGACCAGTCTGGTTTCCACTCGCTATCCAGTGAGAGATGCTGGCGGTATCCGACACTGACCGAGTATTCGGGCCTCGCCTTCAGTGTATCTGCCAGAGAACTATCGGGCGTAGTCGAAGTCGACGTCGCCGTACTGGTAGCCACCTTCTCACTGACAGTCGTGGTCTCTTCTTTCTCATGTTCCTGTTCGTGGGTGGTGGTGTGTTCGACGACGGTCCCATCTGGATGTGTCTCCTTCTCGACCTCTATCACTCGGTCCCGGAAGACGATACGTTCGGCTCCGGCAACCTCCACTCGCTTCTCCACGGTAATGGTTCGGACCTCAGGCTCGGGCATATCGAACGTCCATTCTCGAACGTAGTAACCCCCCGCCATTCCCGCCAGTACTAGCAGTACCCCGATGCGCATACTCATTCCTGATCCTCGATGACAGCGTCTAGAAGTTCCCGTCCCAGCTGGCGGAGGAACTGCATCGTGTAGGTCTCGGCAGTGCGGACAATACTTTCCTCCAGTTCTGTCGATAGGTAGGCCGAGATACCGGTCACATCGAGTGCTCCGTGGAGACCCTCGTGGAAGGCAGTCTTCCACTTCCTCCTGCTACCCTGACTGCGGACGAGACGTATCAGGCTGATATCCGGAAGACATTCCCCGACTGCCTCATCGTCGTCGAGGATAGCGTCTACCATCTCCACCCGGAATGTCTCCCCCAGGACTGGGATGCTAGAGGGATCGGTGTATCTCTCACTCTTCTGTTTCGAGCTCACTGCTCTCATCCTCCTCTGTACCCATACCGTCTACGACCTCCATTATGAGCCCGATCCCTGGGACATAGACATAGGACTTGCGGCACCCGTAGATGTACTCTTTCTTCCTAGCTGGCTTCGTCGGCGTCTCGCTCGCCCAGTATCTTCCGAGCTTCCTCGATACAGATGTATCCAATCTCGATTGCATCCTGCTCGTCTCCCTTCCTGTATGTAGGTCTCACTAGTTTCTTCCAGGAGATAGGCATGATACCTACCGTGTAGTCTGGTCCCGGGATAGAGAGCACAACCCCACTGGCCATTAGTAGACTAGCATGACCGACCTGGGAACGGCCACCCCCGTGTGCGGACACCGGCACCTTCTCGTAGACCAGCACGTCGGGATCGAAGGTCTCGAAGAGAGAGCGGAGTACTCCCCCGAGGAAACGCAGGCGTTCCACCTGGGTCCCAGTCGGGTCGATGTGGAGTACTCCGGAACTCGTGAGCAGGCCGGCCTCGTAGATAGCCCAGCCCGGCATGCTGCTCTGGGATCCGATGGACGGATCGATACAGAGGACGGTGCCGTAGACGAGATCCTCGGCAGCAGCCTCGATATCCTGGTATGTCTGCGATGTCTTCGTAAGCGCCACGATCTGCTCTCCTATGCTGGCTATGGACCGATCGGGTACTGTGGGAGCCTGCGGCTCAGGCCACCTTCTTCCGACGAGTACGTCGGGTCTGGAGTATCGGAGCTCCGGCCCTGACGTTCTCCTCTGTGGTCACGAACTCCACAGCCTCGGGATAGTTGTAGGTCCAGTGCACACGGTGATCCACTTCGAGGCCGACATCTACGGACTGCGCCTGGTAGAGCAGTGTGTGGAGCCGGAGAGTGGACGTATGCCCGAAGCCGTAGTCTCCTTCCCGGGGAGCGGTTCGAAGGCGCAGGTGGAACCCACCCCGATTGGCATGGGAGTTCTCGACGTGGAAGCACCGGCCCTCGACTAGTGGGAACTGTTCGACCGACACGTAGAACATCTCGTCGTCACTCCAGCTATTGGTGGAGATTCGGCATGCGACTAGATTGTCGCTGAGGAACTTACTCGACTCCCGAGTTACTGGACCCTTGCTGCGGAATGTCATCTCCTGTCCCCCTCTCTGGTTCTAAGTTCTTCTCGATACATTGTTCTAGAGGGATGCAGAGGAACTTCTCACCTGACTGTAATCTGCTATTCGGTATCTCTCGAATGTCCTCGCACCCACTTAGGACATTCTCGGGGACAATCAGTGCAGCCTTACCGTCGAGCCTAACTATCCAGTACTCGCAGGGAAACTGGAGTGAATTGAAGAGATGCCACTTCCGCTCCTCGACATGGATCGGGTCCCAGTGGTCGGGCCAGTCGCCACTCTCCCAGTGACTTCTTCTGGCTACCTCGATGTAGTAGGCAGGCTGGAATCCTTTCCAGACTACAATGTCTGGACCATAGAAATCCTCGTTCTCGACAGCATAGAGTCCGATGGAATCGAGATAGTCGAGTACAGCTGCTATGCCCGGGGCATTGTGGGCAGCGTACGATGCAGGGTCGAACCGGTGATACTCACCAGTAGTCCGCTTGCCACGAGAGGCAGCAATCTTCCGTCTATCCCGAGCGAGTTTTCGAGACATGTCTTATATCCCAACAGGATTTGTAAAACAAATCGGCTTCTTACTCATCTCGGAGTCCCCTCAGTAGTTCATCGAAGTCGGCAGCACGGAGTATCTCTTCCCGCAGATGCGGCCACTTCCGCACTGCATTCCGGTAGGCTCGGCGGTATAACCATTTGTGGAATGGAATCACCAGCCAGTTGACTGGGCGAAAAATTCTCCAACCATATCTACAGTCGAGACGCCAGAGCCACGGAGGATACCTCGAATAGGCAGCCCGGGGGTGTGTGATGGAGTGGAACTGGTACCATCCCAGAGAACAGTACACACGGACAGTCCCGTACTTCTCCTTGTAGTCCCGGACTCCCACTCGTCCCCAGCGTACGAGATACTCTGCGATGTAGCGGGCAGCATCCGAGATGCCCTTCCAATCTACATTCCTGTCGGACCAGTCATGCATTGTCCACCTCTATCTCTATCTCCCTCGGTACCTTCCAGGGTCTCGGGAATCCGTCTCCGCCGTACCCGATACGGGAGTAGGAACGGCCTCCATCTACGAAGCAGTAGCCACACCTGCAGTAGCGCATGTCGTGGGTGGCCCGGGACCAGACCCTGTCCCCGCAGAGCGGGCACTCTATCCCTTGCACCCGCATCAGTTGCGATCCTCCGGAGGATAGAGTGGATGGGTCTGCTTCTCCTTCTCGATCGCCTCCAGCAGCAGCCCCGTATAGTATACCATCTCTGTTATGAATTCCGCATGCTCCGGAATCTCTGTCCGAATCTCCACCCCGATGAGGGGCTCGGCTATTCGCTGTATCTTCGCCAGCAGATCCGGAATGCCGTAGTTCATTTCTCGGGTACCTCGTTCAGCATACCACAATCCTCACCGAAGTATTCGATGGCTGCCTTATTGAAAGCGAGGGCTGCTTCCTCCTCTGTTGGAAAATAGCCTAGAAATTTACATTCAGTTGATAAGTATAGTCTAGCGTATATGTACTTCCCTAAGTAGCATACTCCCCTATACTTCGATTTCCCGTAGGGACGTCTATTTCTCCGATTCTGTGAGGGAGTTGCCCATCTGACGTTTTCCGGTTCGTAGTTTCCATTGTTATCCTTTCGGTCCAGCTCGTAATCCGGACCAGGCTTCTCGCCCATATCCCGGAGAAAGGTACCGAAATCAAACCACTGCGGACAGACCCGAATACCCCTACCCCCGTACCCCCTATAGTAGCTATTCTGTTTATCATAGCAGCGTCGGAGCATATTATACCATACAAGATACAATGGGTGCTTACTCATTCCCGGAAATCCAGTAGTCTCTATCTCTAGCTTTCTCCTTCGAGTTCCCACGAACATTACTCCTCTGGCTCTTTTATCGAGGCCATTGTCCTACCCCAGGACGGCGTGCCCTTGAGCGTTATGCTCCCACCCAGATGCCTATTGAGATCGTCGAGCGAGTCCTTGTACACTTCCACTGTTCTCTCCAGCTGATCCTCTGCAACCTCGACAGCTGCAGCATCGTGCCAGTCGATGACGAGAGGATCCCAGTCTAGGCCTGCAGCATCGAGATTGTTCGTGAGGATTCGAATGTACTCCACCAGAATGTCGTGTCCAGTCGACTGGATGAAGCGGTTGAGACAGTCGTGCTTGTAGTCCTCGGTGACACACATGGGCCTACCCAGACCATTGAGTAGGTAGCCCCCATTGCGCTTCCACTGTCTCTCTAGGTCGAACCGGAACTCCCGTACTCCACTGAATAGTTTCCAGTACCCGGAGTGGATCTTCGCTACCTCCTCCTCGGGAAGGAACACGTTGTCTGTCTCTAGTGTCTCTAGTATCTTCTTCACTCCGGCGCCGTACTGACAGGCGAGGACGACGGTCTTCGCTATCGACCTCGTCTTCTTGCATTCCTTCTTCGCCTTCGCCAGAGTCTCAGCTGTTGGTGCTTTCGGATCATAGCCAGTCGCACGGATCTCTTCCGCCATCCCCGGAATGTGAGCCGCCACATAGAGGTAGATGTCATTGGGGGGAGCTCCATCTGCATAGATGCGACGCATGTTCTCGTCTCCGGAGAACTCGGTAGCCACCACTGGTTCGAGTGCGGAGAAGTCGAGATCGACGAACAGCCGCCCAGGTCTCGCAACGAAGAGACTCATCACTGCCATCGACTTCGGGATCTGCTGCATGTTCGGGCCCGAAGAGGAGAGCCGTCCAGTCTTAGTTCCGGGCATACGGAAGGAGGGGTGGATAGTTCCCCGTGCCTCACTTCTCTCGATATAGTCTGTGATATAGCCGAGTTCCTTCTCTGCCCAGGACCTCTCTATCAGGAGCTGGCCCACCGGTCCGAGATTCTTGAGCGCCTTCACGCCAGTACCCGGCAGCCCGGCATCCGTGTAGGTGCGCACCGGCTTACCCATCAGCTCGTAGAAGAGACGACGCAGATGGTGGTCAGACTGGAAGTTCATTCGGTACGCAGGGTCTTTCCCCTCACGTGCCCGGAGGAGGCGCCCGTGCCAGTTCTCCCAGTTCTTCGAGAGGGTTCTCGTCTGGTACTTCGAGAGGTTCTCCTGCCAGCGCTGCCAGACCTTCGAGATAGATCCATTCTTCCGGTAGCGAGGAGGCTCCGGTGGGACAGGCTTCTGCCTGAGGTACTGCTCGGGTTCCTTGGCCAGGAGTTCGGAGAGAAGCTCCGTCTCGATAGTGGCGATGTGCGGAGCCACCTCCTCGTGGGTCCGTATTTCTACGGAGAGATCCTCGATCTGATCCCCGAGATGCTGCTGCCTGTCGAGAAGACCGATGCGGTCGACACAGATACCATGGATCTTCTGGTCTATGTGCACCCGGATCGAGTGCATCCAGGATTCTGTAAACCACTTGGAAAATCCGGTATCTGTAAACCGCTCTGCAAGTACAGGCATTAGGTGCTCTGTGTAGAGTAGGTAGCAGGCCTCGGCGTCGAGTACGCAGTACTGCCCGAGTATCTGTGCAGGGGCTCTCCACAGCTGGCCCTTGTCAGCAGACAGTTTCTTCTCCCGTGCTAGTAGGTCTAACTTCGCTGGGGATGCATCCTTGAGACGAGTGCCCCGGTACCACCCATTCGTGATGAGCCAGTATTCGAGCTCGTCCTCATTGGCGTTCTCCCACTGGAGTACATCGACCATCGCTTCCTTGAGACCGTGACGCTGTCCGGGCCAGCCCTCGTTGGCCAGCATCTTGTATAGGGAGAAGGTGCAGGCTGCCCACTGCCCGTGCTGACCCCAGCAGGTGCGCATCACCCCGCCGTCGAAGTAGACATTGTGCGCCAGCAGTCCCTTGTGGGAGAGGAGGGCAGTCCGGACCTGACTCTGGGATCCGGCATAGAGACTACCCCAATCGAGGTAGCACGAGCCGCTGTCCCAGGCCAGGCCCAGACCGACGATGGAGAGACCCTCGGAATAGTCACCGCCCCTGGTCTCGAAGTCGACGGCGACGAATTCCGATCGGGCTACTGCCGGTAGGATATGCTGGAGATCCTGGTAGTTTGCATGACGCTGGAAATACCTTCCGGTGCGAGCCGGCGTATGTCGTCCCGGTATGAGCACCCGCTTCCACTCGGGCTTACCTGCCTCAGTTGTAACGAGAGAATCATCTGACATACGCCGACTCCCATCCCCTAGATCACTTGCGACGTTCCGGCATGACGGAGACGTTCACGATCTCGTACAGCTGGCCAGTCTTCTTCGACGTGATCGTATCCAGGAACAGACCCAGACGGGTACCTGCCGGGATGTTCACAGCCTCGTCGAGCATGACCGAGTAACCCTTACCCGACTTGTTCTTGAAGGCGGAGAAGACACGGTTGACATTCTTGCGGGCGCCAGTTCCGCTCCCGCCTGGGCCGCCACTCGTCGTGGCATCCGACTTCTGATAGCCACCACCCTGACCCTGACCACCACGATTGTTCTGATAAGCCATTACTAGACACTCCTTCTACACACACTATCTCTCCGTCCACCAGACCATCTGGTGGATAGGATTCTACTTATTGACTAGACTCCTACACGCAATCCAACCAGAGAGCAGAATCGTCCAGGCCGTAGGACAATGCGATCTCTGCCATGCGGTCCTTCCAGTGAGTGACGGATCTCCCCAGTTCCGTATCGTGCGCCTGGCGCAGATGGTGACCTAGTAGGGTCGCATCGAGACTCTCCCACTGGGAGTGGTGGAGTATCCCGGCTTGACATCAGTACAGGACCACCCGAGAGCGCATCGCTTTCCGTCGTGTGTCAGCGCAACACAGTATCCCTCATAGAGGGAGAATGCTCTCCTGTACCCCTGACTGGCAATGCCGAGTACCGCATTGTCGAACATCTGCCGAGCAGTCGGTAGTTCCCATTTCTTGCGACTCATTCCGGAACCTCTTCCCAGTCACCAGTGGAATTCATCATCGCATTCGCATTGCAGTGGCGACACCAGCTCCGTCGCATGCCTGTATCAATCCAGTCGTGAGTGCATGCGACTACGCCCACTTCCTGCGGAAGTGCCGCTTTCCGCATTCCTGTGTCTATCCAGGAAGGTAGCTTCTCGACGTACCTCAGAGGTAGCGAGTCACGATTCAGACTCTGTTCGACGCCCCGAGACAGGTAATCCTCCGGGAGAACCTCGACTAGGTCCATGTTCTCAGGGCGCCGTGAGCCGGACCAACAATATTGCCCAGTGGACTCATATAGCCAATCAGCATGAGCCTGGGGCCTAACACCACATATACCCATCCCAGGATGACACCACGCAGGACCGCCTATCTGGTTCCAACAGCTGGAACCAGCCTTACGCATAATCTGTCCGCCTGCCGTACGAGCGAGAGTACCTTCCGGGAGTGAGTTCCAGTCGAGAGTGAGAATGATCTCCCGCTTCTCATGGTCGATAAGAGTTACTGTGTAGGAAAGGGAATCCTTCGGAGTCGGCCCGATGTTGATGCGCTCTCCTGGACTATGTGCACTAGGAGAATCCACCTGCATTACTTTCCAAGTTTCGATCTTACTTCCGTCAGCCATTTCGTGTATCCTTTCTTCTCGTGGTTCTCGCATGTTTCCGCTAGTGGGCAGTACTTCGGATCGCACCTGTTGTAATTCTTCTGCTTCCCATCGGGACCGATCGTCAGTGGCCTCGGACCCAGCTCTCCCTTACTTCCCATCGTACTCACGAACTCGTAGAATCTCTCGATATCCGCTGTCGTGATGAGTGTAGTGGTCCAGGGTGTTCCACCCGACGTACCGCCCGACGTTCCACCCGAGGATCCGTCAACCACCTCTTTCCTGTATCTGAGCCTCCCCTCCGAACCTTTATCGAACTCCAATTCGAACACAATCTCGAAGGGTTGGATGCGCCCTTTCTCGTAGTCGATGTGGGGCGAGTTCTTCGGGAAGAGTTTCTGAGACCAGCCTTCCCGCCCCTGCGTTCCCTTCCATCCCGGAATCTCCTGGATTGCGTACTGCTTGTAGATGAGCCGGAACGGAACCCCGAGCTTCCACGAGTAGTGCGCCGACTGGATGAGGTGATCCAACTTCGGCTGCTCTTCTCCGATGATATCCCTGCTAGTCCAGACGCTGGCAATCGATTTGATCTCTATTCCGTAGAGAGGTGTATTGACGGGCTCTGCCACAGTAACTGCTCCGGCGGCCAATTGGAGGGCAGACGGCTCGTAGGTACGGACTTCCCTCCGGCATACAACCATATCCGGACGACCAGTCACCTTCGTTCCATTCTGCGTGAACCATTGGATCGGGATCTCTGTCTCCCGCAGTATCACTTCGTCCTCAGACGCAGTCTGCAGGAGATCGTCATAGACGATCGACTCGTTCGCAGTACCGAGCTGGAACATAATCTGACGTGACTCGTCCGGTGGATCCACCTCGATCCCGAGCTGACGCAGGTGAGCCAGTCTGTGGCAGGAGCCGGCAACCTCACCCTCCGGGCTCATGATTCCGGAACTACCTGCCCGGAGATTGCCGATCTTCTCCTGCTCACCCTCGACGTGCTTCTCCCTGGCCATCTTCCGGCCATCTCGGAGGCGCCCGCCGAGGTCGGTTCGGATGCGACTACTCACCGGTCACTCCACTTGTCGTAGGTATAGATGAGATAGACGCTCATGACTACCAGACCTGTCACTAAGCCCAGAAAGAAATCACCCATTGCTTGCTTCCTCCGTCGGAGTGGGAGCTACTGCCTCGGATTCCGTGTGGGGATCGAGGGTTCCGGACTTCCCAGACTCCTCGTACGCCTTCCGGATAGCCCAGAGCAGAGCCCTCTCTGCAGCTAGGTTGAGCGGGATCCCTAGGTCGTTGCTGAACTTGTTCGCCCATTCGAGAGCTTGCCCCCGAAGTTTATAGGAGATAGTCTTAGACATACGGAGACCTCTCCTGTAGCTGATTACTATCTGTTGCTGACGATAGACAGAGGATGCGCAACATTACTTACCCCGCCACATGTAGATGAGAGTGCCGGGAGCGAAACGACGAATCCGGCCCTCCGGACCTCGATCCTGGAGCTGGCGGGCCTTCGCTGCTGCCGACTGGAGTACGAGAGTCATCGGTCCTGGCAGTGCCGGTACCGCCGTGACGAACCTCGGGACTCGGGCAGCGAGGACCTCACCCACATGGAGTGTCTCGGCGAGGAAATGGTAGCGAATCTCGTCGGAGGGCATACCGCAGGCACCGATCACGCTCTCCAGTTCCGAGAAGATGACCCGGTTATTGGCGGAGATATCTCGCCAGAGCTGGGCTGCACCCTCTGCCGTAATTTGCTCTCCCTCGGACATCACCCGCACACCATGCCAGAGGAGCAGCGCCTTCTCAGACACATAGCGCTCGTCGCAGTGGAGTAGCAGCTGGAACGCCATGGAAGCAGCGAGGGTCGGGACGAAACAGCGGACCTTCGAGCCCCGAGCCCGAGCATTCTCCATCTCGTTGGTGAGGAGGAAACCGATGACGAGTGAGCCTCCCGGTGAGGAGATGACTACATCGATTGGATTTCCCGTACCATCTGTGGAGAGGCGATTGAGACGGCTGGCAACTGGAATGAAGAGACTGCCGTCGATGACATCATCGATGAGGACTGCTCTTTCTCTGGAGAAGTCTACCGCAGTCCGGCCAGAGCCGGCATATGCCGCCGTAGATGCCAGGAAACTAATTAGTGTAGTAACGATCGTACGCATGTGGGAACCTCCGTAGATGATTCTGAGTTACTTCTTTCTAGGTTGCAACTGATATGTTCTAGACACCTTCGCATTGTTATCTCTACGCTTGGCCTCCTGAGCGAGACGTGCTGCAGCAGCGGATGCCATGTGTTCTCCGAGTGGATCCGAATCCTTACTGGGGCTAGCCAGGAGGGCCTCTAGATCCGAGACAGAGATAGAGTCGTAGAAGGCGTCGACTGCACAGTTAGCGAATAGAGCTGCCTGGTACGGGTCGAATAGCCCGGACGTGCGGCAATGGTGTGCTACTAGCTGCGCCAGCTTATCGCAGAGCCCGTACTTGGCCTGGTAGTAATTAGCGGACATTAGTGGATATCCCCCAGTTGATGGTCGGACGCTGCATCGATGCCAGGACCTCGTTGGCATCCCGGAAACACTTACTACCGAGGAACGGACTGCTGCCCTTGCTAGCAGAGAAGGGAGATGGATGTGAGGTACGGATTGAGACGGGGTGCGGCCTGTCCCCGTGATCGAGGAACGTGATGTCGAAGAGCGACTGAGCAGACCGGCCCCAGAGGAGGAATACGGGATCGTACTGTCGAGCCACTAGAGCTAGGAGTCTCTGGACTAGAGACTGCCATCCCTGGTATGCATGCGAGAGAGGGGCACCTTCCCGCACAGTGAGTGCGCTATTGAGGAGCAATACGCCTTGGAGAGTCCAGCTCCGAAGCGTGAGGTCCCAGTAGGGACTCGGAACTACACCTCTCTTCTCGTCGTGTTCGAGCACCTCGGGGTAGCCGCTGGCTGCAACCTCCTGGATGATGTTACGCATCGAGGCGTCGATTGGTCCCCGGTAATCGGGATGGTAGCCGAAGGCCCGGCCGTTCGCCTTCCCCGGCGTGTGATAGGGATCCTGGCCGAGGATGACTACGGATGGATCCCGGCCTAGATCGAGGAAAGAGAGAACATCGCAGCGAGCAGGGAACACATGAGGCCCGCAGAGCCTATCGGCCAGGGCCTCGAACTCTCGGTAGAGCTGCGGGTTGTATAGCTGAGAGAGGAAGTTGCTCATTTTCGTACTTGCCTCCAGTGTGCACCAGACACTAGAACTATCTTCGCTCACTAGTCGGTAAACATGAGGGAGGAACTCGAAGTGTCTGATCCTGTTAGAGAAGCAGTAGCTCAATTATTCGAGGCCTGGAAGCGTATCACCGACGACCCTACTCTCTGTTACTCGGGAGAGGCCAGGCGTATAGCGGAGAGGTACGATGTGCCACTCGACGACCTACTACGAGCGATGAGTAGAACTAACTATGCAGGCTCGGATCCGTATGTACGCTTTCTGCGAGCGCAGTATTCTTCCCCGAATACCGGAGGAGAATCGAGGAACTGAGTAGGACAGTCGAGGCGGGACCTCCCGGAGCGATAGCATCTGGTAGGAGGTCTCGCCACATGCATACGGTACAGCTATCCGACCGGAGCACTGTCTCGATACGCTGGCTGCAGGAAGGGAAGTACCGGGGGCACTGCCAGCTGGTATTCCATGGTCTCTGCGGACATACGGTGATCCTCCCGTATGCGCAGGAAGCATCGGTGAGACTCGTGCAGCTGCTCTACGATTACTTGTGGAGGTCGTAGGAGACCATCGGGACTCCGATGCGGAGTCCGGCGACTGCATAGTAGACCGTCGGGACTTCGGGGAGAAGTCCGGCGATTACTTGTGGTGTGAGAGGAATGCTACTACTAAAGAAAATGGAGTGAGATGCCGAGAGAGGAATATCTAGTCTCCGAGCGACGGAAACTAGAGTCACTGACGGGGACCCCGGGCTGCAGAGATGCGGTCCGGGGCCTTTCCTACCTACCTACCAGTAGCATGCATCCGGGAAGAACACGCAGGCTCCTCGGATAAGCAGATAGAGGATAGCGAGCGATACCCCCATGGCGAAGCAGTCGAGTACGAGAGCTACTCGTCTCTGGATCCGTCTCCTCTTCCCCCGATCTCCCCGAGGCTCGATAGCAACCGGCGTACTCTCCACCTTCCGAAGCACCGTACGTCTAGACATGGCTTCCTCCCAGAAGAATGACCACCGTACCTACCCTGGTACCCATACCGTACCGAGATGATACCCTACCCTACGCTGAGTCACAAGCGTACCTAGCTAACCATGCAATATGCACCGTCTCCCACTACTACGGGGAACTTGTTGTTCCGGCAGTTGATTTCCCCCTTCCGTAGGTTGGGCACACAGCCCCCAGTCGTGTGCTAAGGGGGCAAGTGTGGCCTGACGTACCGCCCAACCGAGGTGATTGCAACCCCCACACACGGCTACCAGAAATAGAAAATAGCCTATGCATACACTCGGCATCTGGTAAAATAACTTTACTATTACACACGGAGTCACAGGAATGCGCAAGGACGAGACAGGAAAGAAGTACAATCACATCACTCTGCTACGGTACTCCAGGCCGTCGGCGAAGGGTGTCGGATCTAGGTGGCTCGGAAGGTGCGATTGCGGGAACGTGAGAGAGTACCTGGTCAGGGACGTGCGCCACGGGCGGGTGAAGACGTGCGGAACCTGCGAGCTACATCGGAACCTTATCTCCCGGAGGAAGACCCCGAAGCCGGGTCCACGCTACCAGCTCCGAAGGCGCATGGCTAGGGAAATTAGAAGGGCAGTCATCGAGGGGCAGGCATTCGACCTAGGGGACAAGGAATTCAGGGCACTAACAGCCGGGACCTGTACCTTCTGTCCGGAGACGAAGGGGCTCGGGGTCCAGAGAATACGTCCCGATGAGGCCTACACATCCCGAAACTGTATGCCTATCTGCCTCGACTGCCGGCGCACCATGCTAGGAATGACGGCAGAGGAATGTGTCCTCCGGTGGAGTAAGATGCTATCCTCATTAGGCCTACTGGTCATCCCGGCTAACGGAACCCCCATCACTCAGAAATAATGCTTGCATCCCAGTACGGAGTATGCTAGCCTCGAAGTAGGCAGGCACTGTCCTGCTGTCCGGATTGTGACGTAGTTCGGCGCCCCGATCAGAAACGTCTGTAGAGTCCCAGTGTTCGCCCAGTGAGAGTAGACTGCCCACGTGTCAGTCCACCCACCGAACCGAGAGGATGACCCAGCGGGCCGTCGGATAGACCTGGCAGTTCGGAACATAGTAACACTGAGTTACGTGTCGAAACCCAAGGATCTGTTAGATGTTTCTCTATCCGCTGCCAGGTTGAATCACCCGGCAACTACCCCCGACCGGAGGTGATGATGCCCAGAAATGGGCTACAGGCATCCGAGGTGAGCGACTCAGGGAAGAGTCGAGTGGGGCGTCCCGATAGTAGCTCCTCCAGGAGCTCGTAGGGGCACGGCAGCAACGGGTCGCACGAGTAATACGAAGGTTACGCAGTCGAAGTGGAGTGCCGAAGCGGAAGTGGGGGGAATGGGTAGAGCATGCATACACCCCCAGGTATGCTGCTGTACCTAGAGGGGTCAGTTATTCACCCGGTACAGCAGCCTAGTAGAGGATACTAGTCTTACGTATCGAGATGGGGTTGGGGGATACTATGTCAGTGGCAGATAAGATGCGGGGAGACCTCCTCGCCCAGATTGCGGCAGTGGGCCGAGACCTGACCCTCTTCAGCGATCCCTCTGCAGAGCACAGAAAGGCGAAGGCAACCTTCTGGAGCCACTTCCTGGATGGGGAGACCCCTGTGCCCGAGCCGATCGATCTGGCGGCAGCCAGGCGGTTCTGTGGGGACAGGCGGATCGAGAACTGGTGGAGCCTACCGGGCTTCGTCGACTGGTTCACCAACAGGGAAGAATTCCGGCAGAGAGTGGAGTTCATCTCCAACCTGGCGCTAGACAATCTAGAGCAGGTGCTCCGGGATAAGGATACGGGGGCTACCGCTAGGATAGCCGCCATCAAGTTGGTGATGGAACTGGGTAATAAGCTTCCGAAGGCCGCTGGTAAGGAAGCCCAGTATGCCGACGAAAAGATTGCCGGGATGTCGAAAGAGCAGCTCGAAGAATATATCCAGAAGAATATCCGGAAGCTACCGGTAGCGAAGTAGGCCCGTACTAGGACTATAAATACCTGTTGCATTTCCCCGTAGAGTATGCCATGCTAGCCGTATGCTTATCCACCCGGGTAGCCAGGAACGGCTGATAGCGGAGTCCCCAGCGAGCGCTGGGTCGACGTCCAGAGAGGGGTCCATACAGTCGGACTCACTCCTAGTTACTCTATGGGTAGACTCAGTTACGAGTGGATCCCTGACGGTTACTGTGTACACCCTCACGGATACTGGGAAAGAGGTTGGAGTAATCTCGTTCCCGGCGGTAGCGGCACCGACTACGCAGCTCCTTCTCCGAAAGTCTGCCATATCGCTCCAGCGATTCCGAGTCGTAGCCTCCTACACGGGCGGATGTTCCTACGAGGTCTACGTCCGTGCGATCGAAGGTTCCGGAGAGGCGTCTGCCCGTATCCTCGGTTCCACCAACTGGCGAGTCTCACAGGAAACCGTAGGTACGACCCCGGTGGTACTCATTGCCGCAGCCCTCACAGATCGTCAGGGTGTTCTCGTAAAGAACTGGAGTGCTACGGCTAATCTGTTCATAGGTGAGGATATCTCGAAGGCAGATTCTGCAGTCGGATATCCCCTGGCTCCGAAGGATGCACTCGCTCTCGATATTGCGGCAGGCGCTGCTGTCTACGGTGTCTCAGATGTTCCGGGAGCCGACGTGAGGATAGTGGAGGCTGGTGGATGAGTGCCTTCACACCGGCAGGTAGTGGAGGAGTAACCACCACTATCCAGATTACTGGTGCTACTAATCCCCAGGTAGCCAATGTCAGTATGCCGATGGCAGGCACAGAGTACTCGTTCACTCTGCCCACTAACACGAAGCAGTATGCCATCAAGCTTCGAGGATCGGGCCGAATACAGATCGCATACGTAGCCGGGCAGTCCTCGACTCTCTACTATACGATCCCCCGGTATTGCTATGCGTCAGAGAGTGATCTGTCCCTCTCTGCCTCTCTAGACCTCTTCTTCCAGTCGGATCTCGCTGCCCAGGTGGCAGAGATCTGGTACTGGATCTAACAAGGAGTACCTACACGATGGGTATGAATCTCGGCCTCCACAACATCCAGGTCAATACGGCGAGTCTGGCCGACGGCCACTCCATCGCAGCATACCTAACGGATGCAGCTGGAGCTCTCCTCACGTCGACCACTATCGGTGCTACCCAGCGTCTCGATAGCAACGACATTTCATCTCATCTCGATGGCTCAGCCTATTCCGCTGGCGTAGACTATCTGATGAGCATGGGTGCCATTGATACCAATGGCAACTGGGTCCCGTTCACGCTCAATGCTTCCGGTGAGCTGCCGGTCTCGGCTACGGTCGACTTCGCTGGCGACTACTCGGAAGATGCGCCCCACACCGACGGTGACACGGGTCTCTTCACGCTGCTCGTCCGCCAGGACACGCTGGCCGAATCCACCTCGAATGACGGCGACTACGGCGCTTTCAAGAGCAACAACCTCGGTGAGCTCTATGTCTTCGACACGACGACTCACTCTCAGCTGACGACTGCCAACTCCAGCCTCAGCACGATCGTCACCAACACGGGCAACACGGCTAGCAACACCAGCACCATCTCGTCGACGCTCTCGGCGCTCTCGAAGGCTGAGGATGCAGCGCACTCCAGTGGTGATCAGGGCATCCAGGCTCTCGGTGTCCGCAAGGATTCCCAGGGTAGCAATGCCGCCGATGGCGACTATACGTCCCTTCTGACCTGGTCGGAAGGCTCTCTCAAGGTGGTCGATATTGCCAACGGCAGTATCCTCCAACAACAGATTGCTGTCGCCACCACGGCCACGAAGCTGCCGACCACCCCACTCGCTAACCGCAAGACTCTGATGATTCAGAATGCTGGTAGTGCGTCGATCTGGGTTGGTAGTGCCACGGTCACGAACACTGGCGCTACGACTGGCATCGAGGTTCCGAAAGCGTCGTTCATGGAACTGGAAGTTGGTCCGGCGGTCGATGTCTACGGTGTGGTAGCCTCGGGTACTCAGAACGCTAATATCCTCCAGATGGCGTAATAGCACAGTTGACAGGTGGCCCTTCTGGTGGCTATCCTAGTACCAGGAGGGCCTTTCTACTATGCGCATACTAGAAGCAACTAATGAGGACGGCAAACGATGTATTGCACTCATCCGCCTGCTGAGCACGGGCAGATGGGACCTCAGTGCTGCAGATGCCGAAGAGCTTGTCAAGGTTCGGGTATGGGTCGGAGGCCTGGCCAATGAGCTTGCTGGTAAGCTGCGTGCTTCCGAAGCAACGACAGCAGTCGCTGCTCCCGCCGAGCAGGCGATGCGGGTGAAGAGCATGGGACCGCTGCCCTCTACGGGTGGTGGCGGCAAGCGCAAGAAGAAGTAAATGGGCGCTAACCTATCCTTCAATGATGCTAATGATATCGAGATCGCCGATGGCTCTCAGATAGATGCCTTCGGTCGTATTCGAGTATCTGACTCATCGCTCGTCGAGTCGCTCTACTTCGCTCACACTGACCATGCTCTGCTAGCAAATACAGCAGTCACGGGCAGCGCCACTATCGCTTCCAACCTCGATACCTCCTCTCTCCGCCTGACCACTACCACGTCCTCCTCCGATTCGGCTACTGTCCAGACTAAGCGCTACTTCCGCTACAACCCAGGCCGAAGCTACATTGTCACTATCAGTGGTAACATCGGGGCGGCTAAGGCGAATACCAGAAAGAGGGCGGGATACTTCGACGCCAATAACGGGCTGTTCTTCGAGTTCGGAGCCTCCAGCATCTCGGCAGTAGTGCGGTCGAATACCTCCGGTTCTCCAGTAGACACGGCGACTGCACAGTCTTCCTGGAATATCGATAAGCTCGATGGCACGGGTCCGAGTGGGATAACTCTCGATACGAGCAAACACAACCTCTATGTCATCGATTTCCTGTGGCATGGAGCCGGCAGGATCCGCTTCGGTATCCTGTACAACGGTCGGATTATCTACTGCCATTCTATCAATGCTGCCAATACCTCCGCTGTTCCCTTCATGCGCACCCCCTCCCTGCCGCTTCGAGTCGAGCTAACCAACACGGGAACAGCAGCAAGTTCGACAACTCTCGACCTGGTCTGTTTCGCATACCAGAAAGAATCCTCGGATAGTATCTCTGCCCCATACATCTTCACTGCGTCTACTGTAGCTACCTCCACGACCGTCGGTAATACTATCTTACCTCTCATTGCGATTCGTCCGAAGTCAACCTTCAATGGCCGGACAAATCGTATCAGTATTGTTCCTCGCTCAGTTCAGGTTGCCGCAAACCAGAACCTGATCTATGTTGCCCTCTATCTAAACCCCACGCTCACTGGTGCTTCCTTCACCTCCGCTGGGACATACTCAGCGGTAGAATACGACACGACGGCAACTGCAGTGTCCGGGGGGATCAAGTTGCGGGAATTCTATGTGCCGGCAAGCTCCACCCTGACTGGGGTGGTCAGCGACGAGGTAATTGCCGCTCTAGAACTGATTGCTCTCGGCCTCGATATCGCTGGATCCGTACAGGATACTCTAGTCGTTGCGGCTAGATCGACAGCCGGCGGCACAGCTGCCTGGGCTCAGGTCGAGTGGCAGGAATACCAGTAATGACAACCCTGTTCTCACCGAAGAAACTGAGCGAACTCTCCTCCGATATCCTGAACTTCCGGGGTACCGGCATTACTGGCACAGCTACGGCAGGCACGTCGACGAATATCGATTACCAGCTTCCCGAGGACAGGCTCGTTCTCGGGGCCTATGCGATCCTCAGTAACCACGTTCTCGGTGATTCGATGACAGTCCAGGTAGTAGACAAGGACGGGCTGTACTATCCAGCCGGAACGGTGCTCAACCAGTTCACCTCCTCGTGGTACGTCGCCTCGGACACGCAGACACAGCGGGGTATGGAGGCTCCGTATCCGGCCAAGATCCTAGCAGGACTCTATCTGCGGTGCATCTACACGTCGACTGGCCTTCTCAACGTTGCCTGCTATTTCAATGTCCTATTCCACAAGGTCCTCGCCTAGTGCAGATCCTCTTCACCAGAAATAATATGGTCCTCAGTAGGATGATCCGAGCGATCACCGGAGAGGACTGTTCCCACTGCGCTATCGAGGACGGGACTATCGTTATCCACAGCAATCTCTGGGGACCGCATGTCGAGGATAGGTCTAGTTTTCTAGACCACAGCGAGATCGTCCATGCTGTCCCTGTTTCCTCTGATCCCGATAAGGTTCTTCGCTTACTCGGCCAGTCTCGGTGGTTCGGTTACGACTGGGGTGCGCTGTTCTATCTCGGGCTGCGTTGCCTCTTCCCCTGGCTGCCGAAGGCTAATCTCTGGCAGATGTCGGGAATGTATCTATGTACCGAGTGGGTGACTGAGTATCTCGACGACAACGAGAACTCCAGCACTACTCCTCATCAGTTATACGAAAGGTTGGTAAGCAAATGAACGGATGGGCAGCTAGCGACTATGCTATCGTGAAGGCCGTCGGAGCCTCTGTTACGGATCAGGCTATCAGCCGGGAATTCCCGGTCACTGCCGGTGGGGCGGTCCAGGGGATGATGATCAAGGTCAAGTTCAGTGGAGTCACAGTGAGCACT